ATGGTTTTGGTTGGATGTATAAAGTTGGTTGTATGGTTGATGAAGAAGGATAATGAATTTACTCCTGATGAAAGTTGGGATGATAAATTTGGGAATAGATATGTGAGTATGACTGATTCGGATGGGGATATTAAAGAACCATGTACCCCACCTTGGGTTAAATCGCCATTGTGGATAAATAGTATTTCATCTCCCTGGGCGTATTCCTTTGCCACCTCCAAAAGCCATTCAAATATTCCATTGAGATAGACCTGTACGGGATTTAATGGAAGTTCATAATCTACCTGTTCCCCGTCGGGTTTTTCCATTTTCACAAAAGTTCCGGGAGAAAGAAGACCGAACGAATTTCCTCCGTGCGTATCCGCAAGAACAAAACCTATTTTTCGTTTCATAAAACCTCCATTCATGCAGAGGCGGTTACAAAACGTAACCGCCTCTGTGAAATCCTATTTGATTGTCTTGCCAAATATGTCTATTTCTTCACCCCTTTCAATCGAGTGAAAAGCTGCTTGACCGTGTTGTTGGTCAGATAGTTCAGTACCAACGTGAGGCAGCCAATCACCAGGGCAATGATAGCCGGGATGGTGTAAGTCCCTACCGAGAAGAAGTTCATCACCAGTCCAAGAATGCCAATGGCGATAGTCAGTCCGGCCAGAACCCAGGTCAGTACAACAGATGGAATTGTCATGGTTCTCCTTTATGGCAAGTGTACGCCGACTAATGGCAGCAGCACGATGATCGCCACAATCACAAGGACAAGGTAAAATACCCACTTGGCCTGAGCAATTGGAGGCGGGAACGGAATCATACTGATGAGCCACCAGATCAGGGCAAAAATCAGTATGTAGACCAACAGCGTAACGAGAATTAACATTGTATTTTTCCTTTCTTCTAAATCAGGGCGTACTCGCATTCATAGATCTATTTTATCACAAAAATTAGTGCATTAATACGTAACAGAATTCCAATTGCTAGGTAAAGCGGGAGCAGCCCGAGGAAGATTGCGTAGAGTATCAGTCCTATGATGCCCCATCCTTGCGGGCAACCGTCGAGTTCGTGTTTCATGGCGCTATCGGGAGAATGAATTTCGGGATGCCCAATAAAATCATCGTTCCATCCCATATATTCGGAACGTAGGTGGCTATCGTGTACATGATAATAAAGCCTAAAAATATAGTGATGTAGAAAGTTTTCTTCTTGAGCAGGTCGGAGAAGTGTTCGGTCTTGTGATGCGTATTCACCGAGGCGGTAAGTTCCACCACGCTGATGGTTAATCTTTGCAGCATTTCCCCTGTCTTTGCAATCGTCCGGTCTGTTCTATCAATGACAACCTCGGATGTAGTGGTAGAAACCTTTACCGCTTCCTCCGCCTTCATCCTGGCGACCTCTGCATTTGTGGAAACCGCGTTTAGTTTTTCCTCGATGCGGGCAGTTCTGACCAGCAGCCCCTCACCATTTTTTCCGATAACGGCAAGTTCGATCCGGTCTAATTGGCTGTTCTTCGTCGGCGTTTTGGTTGGCATGTTTGTCTCCTGCCCTGCTAAGATTAGCCTTTCGGCTCAATGGTGGGGGTCGGTTTGGTATCCGGTAAGGTCAGGACATGCCCCTCGTTTGCCAAAGTCACAGATGAGTCTGGTACGGTTATCTTGGCGGACTGGTTCCAGACCTGTGCAAGTTGCAACGCCATCTCCTCTTTTACTTGGGGTGGCTTATTTCCGGCTATCTGTTCAATTGCCTGTACCGCCAGCTTGGAATTTGCCTGCATGGTCTTGACCTGCTCGCGCGCCTGCCAGCGCGACATTGCCACGCCAACCACCGCGCTGACGCCTGCGACAATGACAGTCAGGAGCGGGGTAAAGATTGCGAGAATGGTTTGCACGGTTGGGTTCATATCGTACCTTCTTCTTTCTCGTCCGACTCTTTGGGATATTCCCAATGATACCAAATCTCATTGATATGCTTTACCAATATGGGTACGATATAGGTTACGCTGGTTTGATATTCTCTTTCAAGCGGCAATGGCATAGAGCAGGCGCATGTACCAGTTGGACGACCAGATATATCTAAACACATATCACACCTTCTTCTTTGCTTGTTCGGCCAGTCTGTAAAGTCGCCCAAAAGCTCGATACATCCTTTTATCTTCTTCAGATAAATGAAACTTCCCATCACAGAATGTATGAGTAACCATTCCTCTAATATGAAATCTTGTATAACGATGTTTTATCATTGGTTTCATATCACACCTTCTTCAAAAACTGAGTTGCGATAAACCCGCCATTCGTGAACTCTGGAATGGGTTGGAAGTGGCTATACCCGCCGGAGATATATGTGTCCACATAAACAGACGTATCCTTGGGTAATGTGCCAATCAGGTTGTCTTTTTCGCCCTGTGCGGGCTTGTAGGCGGCGCTACGCACGTTTACCATAACCACGGTCACGTATTGCGGATACGTTGAAGGCGTTGGCGTGGGAGCAGGCTGGGGGACATTTCCTACCCATTTGTGCAAGTCGTCAACCGTTCCATTGAATACATTTAGGTCAAGTCCTGCCGATCCCACGCCATATTGATGCCCAAGTCCGCCCTGTCCATTACAATCGTATTGCCATATCTTCCAGTTACGGGGCATATTCTCCGCGCCACTGACTGTCCAGTAATTCGGTTGTGCGTTGGGGTCAGGTGTGTACCAGTAATGAGCAATCCACAACCCGATATTTATATCTGTTCTGGCAAGGAAGTTGATAATCTGCTCTTGGATGGGTTTATACCATGTTCCCCAAATGTCTGGGTTCATGTAGAATAATCCAGCCTTCTTGGTTGTCTTGGCGATATACTCTATCGCCGGAAGAATGCCATTGATAAAAATACCGGAGTTGGTGTTGTAACTCTTCTCCACGTCCCATGCAAAGACATTGTATTTCCCGGCCATTAAACCGATAAAGAAATCGGCCTGCGGTTTCCAATTAACCGCGCTGGATAGATAATGGAATGCACCCGTAACGCCTGCTTTCAAAACTCCGGGTTGCATTGAATCCAGTCCACTATCTTTTATCAGTCCATAAGACGTTCTCTGAATGACAAAATCAACCGGGCGCGGCGGATTTGCCACTGGGGTATAGGAAGTCTGCCAGGATGAAATATCTGCTCCGTGCGCTTTCATTTTTTCATCCCGTTCTTCATCAGGAACGCAAACAATGAACTACAGCCCGGATTAGCAGGCGAAGGGACAGCCGGCTCCGGGATAGGTAGCGCCCGGCCGGTAAGGATCTGATAATCAGCCGCGAGCGCGTCCATGTCAATCCCCTCGACAAACTGCCGGGTCAAGAAATTTTCGGGCCACAGGCACACCCAGGCTTCCCCGCTGCGGCAATTGTCCACCAAGTTGTCCCAATAGTTGTCCGTCATTCCGGTTTCAGCGCCCCAGGTGATAAATCGGACATCATCCCGAGACTGACCGAGATAGCCGCCCGCCAGTACTGCATGTCCACCAATGACTGGTTCTCCGGGGTGATAATCCCAGGGTACACCGTTTGCAAAATCATATTGGTTGGCTCCCTGGACTTCGATACCCAGGAGCAGGCCGCCGAAAATGTACAATGCTGCTTTGACTTCTTCGAGGTTGGATACATTCACGCTCGCGAAGGCTACCAATTTCACCCCGTCCGGGCCGCCGTTGTGGTGTAGGCATTCAAGCGCCGATTGCATATCCATGCCGTCATCGTCCTGCGGGAAGTTTGGATTCTGCGTTTTGTACAGGTCGTACACTTCCTGTTGGCTGGGGTAATACTCTTTTCCGGTGAGCAAAAGGGTGGTGAAGCGCCTCCCATTTGCCCAGGCTACAGCCATGCAGTCGCCGTGGGCATCATTGCCAAGGATTTTCCAGTTTGATAACTGGCTTAGATAATCCTCCGCTAACGGATGCTCCGGTATCGCCTTTACGATGCTGGCGAATTTCAGGGCGGGTGCACGCTTTGGAAAATTACGACCATAACAAAACTGAGGTAGTGGCATATTATTCTCCTTGAGTCAATTATACTTCTAGAGTCTCACTACTGATAGGTCATCAAAAGCGGGGGTTGTATCATTATTGTCTACCCGGAAACCAACCAATGTATTTTCACAGAATGTCGCATCCATGTAATCTATCTCTAAAATTGAGTTGACGAAAACCTGTATCCTGGTTTCGGATACCCAGACAACAACGACATCTCCATTAGTGGGAGCCTGCGTTGTACCAGACACCAAATATGAATAACTTCCTCCGCTGCGCCTAAATAGCGTGTACTTCCCTCCCGGATAGTTGGTATAGATTAGATAATTATCCTGCCCATTCGCTGAACATCTAACCAATATTCCCCCTTCAACCGGAATGGTGACAATCGTTGCGGTAAGAATATATCGAGCCGTTCCCGTTCCCCAGACAACGTACTTTTCGCTCGCCGTTCCCAACGGGACAAGATGGTCAGAACTTATTCCCCATCCCGTAGATGCCCCGTTGATTACCAATGGCATATCTCCAACCTGAGGCATCCCCACCCCCGCGCCATTGGCACGATTAAAGTCATCGTAAACAAGTATGTTACTTGAAGAACCAGTTCCTCCAACCTCACTTAGAACGCCAGACGGGGAAACGGAAAGCCCAGACCCGACCTTGAAGCCGCCAAGAATACTTGCAGAGCCGGTGGGTAAGGAATAAGAAGAAGTGCCCGTAGAGAAACTTCCGGTTACATTAAGTGTCCCGTCTGGATAAATCGAAAGCCCAACCCCAACCCTAAAACCACCGAGGATGCTGGACGACCCGGTTGGTAGTGAATAATTTGAACCAGTAGTAGATGACCCAGAAACAATAGCCCATCCCGCATTCTTTCGTCCGTAAATATTACTATCTACGGGGGCTTCTGGTATGCCCCCCCCAGAACTCCCCGATACGTTTGAAACGCCTCCAAAATACTGCCTTATGTCATACAGATTGTCCCACGTGAACGAAGTCGTCCCCGAGGGTATTCTGACCATCGCCACGGGAAGCCCTAAAGCACCTGAGAAGGCAGGCAGATAGGGTATCAGGTCGTTCTTAACTGTCAGTCCTGAGGGGGCTTCTGTCCCCGGCAGCCACGCTGGATTACCAGAAGGCCCATCTACGTAGAGTAGTAAGACACTTTGCTTGGTTGAGTCAGAGGGTAAGATAATGGTTGAAGTACCCGTGTTTCCACCAGACACCCAAGCGCCGTTCCAGTTATAGACATAAGAGGCTATCTGTAGAGATGTTCCCGATGGAAAGACAAGTAAAGGTGTGAACTGTTCGGATTGTACCCACAGCGTATCTCCGCCTCTCAGACTGTGCGAATAGGCGTGGTTAGGTAAATAGGGTGAACTTGTCCAGGTATTGTAGCGATTAATATCTCTTCCGAGGACAACGTATTTTGTCCCATCCCACTGAACGGTTACGGGAACATCGAAGGTGGATGAGACAGTCGCGTTATAAGCCTGAATGACCTCGCTCGTATTACCTAAAAGCCTGACGTAAGAGAATCCGGGACGTGTTGGAACATTGACTACATTTACAGATAGTCCAAGAGAACCGGAAAGCATGGAGGGTTTTACGGGGTTCTTCAGCGAGCGGAGGGACTTCTGCAAATTAGGCATTTACGATACAACTCGTACTTTCAATTTTGCTCCAAAATCATTTGGATGATATTCGTTTGGACAATACCATACGGGTGCGTTCTAACCACAAAAGAACCAGAAAAATCATTTAGTCCGCTTTGGGTAACATCGTATGGGGTTTCCCATGTATTATCTTCAAGAATATGTCCATCATCTCGCATCCTAATGTCTGGTTTTATGTACAGAGGTGAGTGACCATAATCCGTAAAGTCATCGGCATGGAGTACAAAATCAATTCGATAATACTGATAATCTATACTGCTATAATTTTCGGGTTTCCAAAACCAAGTCCTTTCCTGATACCAGGCATTGGGACCTGGTCCAGACGTTAGGTCATTCCCGCTATCCGAAAACGTCCAAGAATATTTTATATTCGCTGGTATCTCTGGGGTATAATAGCCTTCATAAAACCCCGCCGCGCCCAAGGACGTTATGGTTATCTCAAAAGACCAATTTACAGCAGGGAAGAACCCATAATGAGTATTGTAATAGTAAATAAACGGTGATACGTCATTGACTTCTGGGACTTGGTTTACTGTCATATTGTTGTTGCCAATGTTGCCACGAATTGATTGGAACTACCACTTCCAGCCGACACTCCGGTGATGTTCAACCAGAACCAATAATTCTGTATGAGGATGTTATTTGCGAAAGCCATGGATGATTCTGTTGCCGAATCCACAGTTAAATCAGATGATAATAGATTCGACCCAGACCCATACAGAACTGGACCTGTGATGATATTGAATGTTACCGACGTTCCAAAGGCTGCTCCGTCCACGCGTAAGACTGTGTTTGTCGAAGGCAATCTCGTCCCCGGTATTAATCCCACCGCGGGGTTACTTATCACCCATGTATAAGTTTTACCTCCCCATATCGAAGGCACTTGAAACGGAGGAATAGGAGGGATGCTGGGTATTCCCGGCATATTGGGGTAAGATGGAACAACCGGGTTGGGAATGGTTATTTCCGGGACTGTCGGGGCGGCGGGGATTGTCACAGTCTGGGCCGTTGCGTCGGGAGTTCCTACAATTGCCTCGGTCTGTCCCTGAATACCGTTAGTCAGTTGTGCAAACTTAATCTGCGGGTAAATAGACCCATTTTCGGAGTCATAATGCCAGTCCATTTGAACCGGATGGAAGGGTGCGTTGAGGAAACTTATCCCTCTATTTGTGTCCGAACCAGAGATATTTAACTGGCATTGAGACAGTGGGAAGATGTCAATGTTGTTGTAGTTCCCAGCCATCTTTAGTGTCACCGCGTATCTGGCGTTTTGATAAGCCCATAAATCGCCGGCGACTTGGTTAATCTGGCTTTGAGAGGTTGCTATAAACCCTTCGAGAGAGTTAATCTTCCCTCTCACTCCTGGAGCCATTCCGGGGGCGATACAAAGAATAGCAGTACTCGTCCCGGTTCCATTGACTATCCCATTGAATACAACCCCTCCCAGTTCCATGGATGAGTATTGAGGGGTGATGTTTTCTTCAATGCTTGGTTCCCCCATCCAGTCTTGTTTTGTGATGGACATATTGACAGGAATGTTCGAGGCGGATTGGTGAACTGCGCCGGCGGATATTTCTGCGAATATCTGGCCTATTCGGTTACTACCGACCTCTCCGATAATCCCATTCTTCAGGAACGTATTAAGAGCATCGTAAATCGAGTCTCGGTTGGTGTCGAAATACTGGTGCGCCCTTGCATCTCCGAGATATTGAAAGTCGGTACAGTCCAAAACGGTAGTGTGCCATCTCAGGTAGTGATAGAGAGCTTTTGAAACGGTCATGTTCTGGATTTCGTACCAGACTGCCGGAGAGGTGGCATCGTTACAGGAGACAGAAAATCCCTCGATGTCTTTCAGTAACTCCGCTACACTTACAGCAGTAAACTCTACCGAGGAGGTCTGGTAGTCGTAGACTATCGTACCTTTCTCGATATATCCTACAAACTTTAGAGGGCTTCCGACAACCGTTTTAGTATTCCCATAACTCGTCTGGTCTGCAAAGATAATAACCAGCGCGCCATCGTAGACGTTACTAATCTGATCCCACACTTTGATACTGACAGAATAACCTCCCTCTGACCTGCTTCCCTGTATTTCAGAGGTAGACCATCTTTGGATAGGAGGTATCGCGTCTCCATTCGCGGATCTTGAATAGATGGATACAAAACGATAGGTAACATCGGACGAACCTCTGCTTCCACTGACGGTCAGTTTGGTTTTGTAATGACCGGGAGTAGAGTAGCTGACGTTCCCCGGAGTAATTCCAGAATAGGTTGAAGGAGTTCCGCCCTCGAACACCCACGCGTAGGTCATTGAATCCCCGCCCACATGATTTGTCCCCGAGGCGGTGTAATAAATCTGTGCCGTGCCACTGACGTTCAGGAAGGCGGCTTGGTGGGAACCGGCGCAAGGAAAGGCTCCCAAAACCGAGTTCTGGTTAGTATAGGCGATGTCATAGTCTTTGTAGAAGATTACCGGGTCGCCGTTTGAACTTGTCCCCGAGATTATTCGAGGGTAGATTGGATTGAGGTCGATGTAGTTAAGTGCAGTGAGATAGAGTCCGGTTTTCCAGGGGATATCGTAGTTCTCCGCGACGGTGAAGTTCGACCCATCTACCGATCTGATACGGACTTTCCCAACGTCCGAAGCTCCCGGAGTAGACCCAACCAAAAGAACCGAGTTATGGAAAACACTTGAGTAGCTACCGGATGAATTGTTGTAAGGAATGACCCGCGCGCCCTGTGTAATAGCACCATTAACCTGCGCTGAGAAAATTGTCGTAGGCTGATAGACACTAAGAAATAATTCTTCGTAGTGGGGTTGGCTTCTCAGAAGGGCGAGGTCGGGAGAAGAGGTCATTTGACGTTCAAGGCGATTAACTTGACCGAGCCATAGAACCCCTCAAAAGAGTTGTTGTAGGTTGGTTCGGTGAGAGTAGCTGAATAGGTAGCAAAGCCTCCGGTTGCGCTTCCCCAACACGGTAGACTTATCTGACAGGTTCCAGAACACGAGAGATAAAACCCCTCCAGTTGGGCAAAAGCATCTGGCTCCAGCCAGTCCCAGTCCATTTCGTACTGCCTGGGGGTTGGGTACACCGGATGGGCGTTTCCATCGTATCCGAGTGCGTTTCTGGCAACCCACTTATGGTCGGATGGTTGGGTGATAAACGAGGTGTTATTAATTGCGAAGGTCATTGCTGCCTGTTAATTCGATCTATTGAGAGGGCGACATTATCCAAGGACGTTTGCACAATTTGAGCCTGTAAGTTTGGGTCGAGCGTGACCTGGAGTTGTATTGAGCCACCATTCTGCCCAGCCATTGCAATAGAAGGCGCGCCCTTGAAGCCCGTACCCAAAGGTAGGAACATAGCCAATTCCGGCCCCGCCTCTCCGAAAGTAACCGAGGTAGGTTTGTTGGCGAAGAGAGAACCGCCCGAGGCCATGCCCGTTACAGCGACATTAGCTGCCGGTGTTCCGAATCCTATATTCCCATACGCCTGTGCAACTGCCGCGGCTTCTGCGGCCACCTGTCCCATTCTAGCGATAAGATAACCATAAACCTGATCCACGTATCCATTGGGTCCAAAGTAAGTCCTGAGTAAAGCATAGATGTTCTGTACCTGTTGGGAGGTCAGATTATATTGAGTCATTAATCCGTCTGCCCACGCCTTCAGGCGATTGTTAATATCGGTAGTCTCGGCCTCGGTCTCTCTCTGTGCGGCAAGATTGGCGGCGGCGATTTCCTGGTCTCTTTCTGTAGCAAGAGCGGCCTGTCTCTGGGCTATGTCTGTGTTCAGGTCTTGAATTTCCTGAGTACGTTGAGTGGCAAGAGCCTGCGCCCTCACCTGGGTATCTACCTGTAATTGCTGTAATTGATAAGCCTCTTGCTGTTTCTCGAGGTCGATTTCTTGTTGATAATTCTGCTGGCGAATAGTTTCCGCGTCGGCATACTGTTGTGCTTTTTGTGTCTTTTGTGCATCGTACTGTTCTATCAAGCGAATGATGGTCTTTGCGTCTCGGGCGCGAAGGGCATCTTCCAGATCGAGATTCAATGTATCATTGAGACTCTGTAATTCCTCCTGATACTTTTGTTGGGCCTGGAGTTCATCTAATTGATATTTTTCCGAGTCCGTTAGAAGCGTTTCGTTGGTGTTGGCTTGAATTGCCTGTGCTTTATTGGCTTCGTCTACATACAAAGCCTCAAGGTCGCGGGCATACTTGGTTTCAATTGCCTGAAGTTTGTCAGCTTTATCTACCGCCAACGCTTCCATGGAGGCGTTGTATTTTGTCTCAATGTCCGTTATCTTATTTACCTTGTCTGTTTCAATTTTTGCAAGTTTGGCCGCTTCGTCATCCTGAATGGAGATAATTTCCTTCTCGGCTTGTGCTGCGAGAGTAACAGATGACTCCTGTTGAGGAGTAGAGGTCAGTCCAGAAATTACCGCCTTTCCGGTTACATCGGTAACGTTGCTTCCGCCACCAGTCCCAAGAGGGGTTGTAGAGGGGCTGGATGGCGATCCAGTAACGGCAGTAGGAGGGGGATTTGTGTAAAGATTATATGCTTGGTTAAATTTACTCAAATAGTCTTGCATTATTTCTGCGCCAGTCCAAGTTCTATTAAATCCTCCGGTCATTATGTCTATAAATGTTCCCAGCGCGGCGGCCCCAGCGGATATTTGACCAACTAGGTCATGGAATAAATCGACAAGTTTCGGCATTATGTTTGTGACTGCTATTCCAAAACCAGTCCATAAATTATCCCATGCCGCGCCAAGTGATTTTACCTTTCCGGGCGCTACATCCAGATAGGCGGATTCGTTTTTTCTAAGGTCTGCCAAATGCTCTTCAAGAACGGCTGTTCCTGCAATTACTTTGGAATTATCACTAAGTTGAGTATAGGTCTTTGCTCCATTATCAAGACCAAGCTGAACGGCCTTGTTGTAAATATCTATTGCGTTCATTTCTACAGCGGTCATTTGATATATCCGCCTGGCCTGCATGTTGGTCATATTCAACAGGGCTGTTTGAATCTGTGTTGCATTAGTCACAATATCCCCGCCAACTCTTTCTACCGCAACAGCCGAAAATTCCACCAAATCAGATACTTGTTGGGCGGTCAATCCGAATTGACCTCCAAGGGCCGCAACCTGTCCAACCGCCTTACTTAAGTCTAGGTTGGAAAATACCTGTAATTTTGGTCCGAGGTCTGTAACGATATTAGACAGGTCTTTGAACTGAACATCCACCCCCGCCTCGCGCATCTGGCTTACCGCGGAATCAATCAAGAACATAGCTTGTGCGAAATCCAGACCGTCTTTAATCCCTCCCTTGATTAGATTGAGTGTGTTATTGACTATCTGGTAAACACCTAATCCAAAGGCCATCTGGAGGGCGGTACCGGCTCTCTGGAATGCGCCGGCGAGGGCATCGGTAGCCCCTTCTGTCTCTTTCTCGGTTGTTGCAACTTTTGCAGTATTGTCAGATATATCCTCCAAGTTCCCATTCATTATCGCCAAAGCCTTCATAAGAATAAGGAACTGTTCACTTAAATCGGAAACCTCATTCCTTAACCTAGGTATATCCTCAAGGGCTTGGCTATCATTTACGATAACATTCGTGATAAGGGTATCTTCGGAATCACTCATGTAATCCATCCACTTTCAAGCGGGGCAGTAAATCCAAACGGTTCATCGTAAAACCTTCCAGTAAGGCAGTTAATCTATCATTCTGTTCGGCTTTCAGGATGGTCTCTTTATCTTCTCCGGTAAGTAACCCAAGACACTCGATATAATTCTTTCCACCGACAATCTTTGGGAATGCAGAAATATCCTTCGGGTCATCGAGGAATTTCCGTATCAACTCGTACATTTGGAGTGCTTCTTCAAGATTTAGGAGTTTCGCTTTCATATCCAACACCAAACACCAATCCTTGCGGTAGGAGGTCTTTTCTTATTTTCATCTTCTTTGGTGCTGGTACTATCTTCTGCATCCAATCCGGTCTAGGAAGTTCTTGGAACTCAGACTTCTTCGTATCTTTATTATACGGATAGGCTATCTCGGTAAGTGACCATTGCCATTCTCTATTCAACTGCTCGTGGATAAGTATTTCCTGTAAAAGCCCAAGAGCCGTGTCTATGTCTAAACGAGCAATCTGTTCTTCACTCCATCCATAAGCAGTTGAAAAGATGTGTAACCAGTAGTACCAGGTTCTTCCTTCGTACTCCCATGGCATCTTAGTGTTCTTCTCTTTCGACTTCAAGAGAGGAAAAGAATGTTGCGGGAGGTTCGCGTTCAGAGCCGCTTCATAATCGTTGACCGTCTCAAACCAGACAGACTCTTTATATTCAACAGAAGAAGCGGCGGAAATATAGCCTCGGACGGCGGCGGAAATTTCCGCGTAGTCCTTTCTAATTCCTGCCGCTTCTAAGAGTTTAGTCCGTATCTCCTCAAGGGCTAACCATTCCTTGAGGAGTTTTCTTTCAAATATTACACTCACTTATCCTTAGGGCAACGCGTTGGCATCCATCCGAGCGAGGACACCGAACATCTGGTTAGCGGGCTTGGTTTCGTCAATCAGGGCAGTGACCTTTATTCCGGTCAATTTATGACCCGACAGAGCCATATCCCAAGTGAAGTTTCCGGTAATCTGGCAGCGATGCAACTGCATCATAATCCAGTACCCGGCGACCTCATCATAGACCTTCGGCGCATACAATTGATAGTAAATGTTGTTGTTGATCTTCGAGATACCAACATACTCCTTACCCGAGACGGTGGTTGAGTTGAACATGTTCATCAAAACCGCCGAAACACTCAGGGGCAGGAGGCTTATCAAACTAAAATCAACTGTCAGGAAGTTGCGCTTTTGGATAGCGGCCTTGTCACCGACGGTATCACAGCGAATCATATTCAGGGTGACATCTTCCGTCAACTTGACGTCCTGGATGCAACCAAGCGAGTAAATCGGATACGTTGAGGTTCCAGAAAGGTTCCAGTAATATCCGTTCGCGTCAGGATGGTTCAATGCGCCCGCGCGGTAGTCCTGAATGTACAGGTAGGGAGCACCTTCAAGGTACTTCTCTTCCTGTGTCAGGATATTTCCAAGTGGTGATCCGGTTACGATAGTCATTAGACCTCCGATACTTCAAATATGCGATTGGCGTCACCACCTGCACAACAAGGGCGTCCGCCTAATATCAAATTTCGTAGCGCATTTGTATCTTCGGCCTGCACAGCAATACATTCCCCTGGTTGCCATTCGTACCTTGTATTTGTGACCGCTCCGTATCGAATCACGCGAGAAGGTAAGCGATTGGTAACATAATTGTATGTTACTGAAGGCTGAGGGTCAATATCGAGTTCTACGATAGGTTTATTGTCGAGTGAACGATTACTTCGCTTCGCCATGTTAACTCATCCTGTCTGATTGGAGGGACGATCTGGTCTACATAAAATCTCACAAAGTCCACTCCATTCAATACGCCGGGTTGCTTTCCATGAATTGTTGCTACGATACTTGCTAGTTGAGAACACTGCTTACTGGATTTCTGTTCCGAGAAACAGAGGACATAAAAAGGTAAAAGCCACTTACCGCATTCCGGTTCGCCAACAGACCTCGCTATGCCCATTTGAAGTCTGACAGAGGGATAGGTAAATGCCTCGCCCTGCCAGAAATATTCTTTGACCTGCGAAGAACTTCCCGAGGGAGAAGAGGCTGTAGTCAAGGCAACGTTGAGGGCAGACATTGACTTAAGGTAACTGATTATTGCGGCCTGAGCCGTTTCGATGGGAACTACGTTACTCACGTTTCCACGCTTCCTGTATCGTCAATCTAACCGCGCTTCCGACCGCTTGTTTCAACATCTCCATCGCCACCGGTCTGACTGCCTCGTTTGCTGGGTGCATATAAGGACGCGCTCCAACGCCGGGATGAGAAACGTGCTGAGTTATAACCCATGGATTACCATATCCATGCGTACCAAGAAACGCCAATGCGTTTGCATTCTTTGGAACAATATCATACGTTTCTCCGGTTGGCCCATGAATACCAGAACCGCGTTCAAAAGCAAGTGCTTCCGGGGCCGAGTTTCCGATGGTAATCATCATTCCATCTGAAAGTTCGGTTACTTCACTCAGATGGAAAGAACTTGAAATGTGTTTAGACCAGGATGATAAAGAGATGGCTTTTTCCATTATCATACTGGCGATCTGAATGAGAACCCCGCGTTCTTGAGCGCGTAAAGCGGCAACCGCATCACTGGATGCCATGGGCGATTACACTCCGCTTGCAGGATACCAAAAGGATACCTCTCTTGTCATTGGGATGATAGCCTTCGCGCATAGGGGAAATGACACGGAAGTATTTGTGATAATCTTGGTTATTGGGAGGATTAGTGATTTCCAGTTCGTCATTCTCTCTCACGTCGATTGTGGCGGGGTAGAGTTCAAAAAGATTATATCTACCAGACTCCAATCCCTGTTCACCCTCTGCAAGGATTGGAATTCTGCGGATGTGAACAAGATGGTCTATCCGGCGTCCTTGAATGTTCTGGTAAATAGAAGTACCAGACGGGACACTGCCCCCCACATCGTCATCAATATAGGTAAACCGAAAAACCTCTACCCTAAGATTGAATCCGGCAGGCATTACCGCCTCATCCTTCCGATGGCCCTCGCTCTAAGGTTAGCGACAAGCCTAGTTATTTGCTGGCTCACGGGGCTTGCCCCGAACACAGATTGTCCCAATGGGGTTCTATGCTCAGAATAGAGTTCGTTTGAAAAACTTTGTATCCCAATTCCTCCGGGTGCTTCGTTGGAAAGAAATCCATCCGTACTCATCTCATTCAGAACAAGTTGCGCCGCCATGGCAAGACACCAGAGCATATCCGGTTGCGTAGAAGTTCCTGTAGGAAGTCCGGCATTATAGGTCACTAAAATACTGTAAGGCTGTAAGGAAGCGAGAGGATAGGCCGTAGAAGATATTTGAAACAACAGCGGCCCCGATTGAATATCTACAATACCGTATTTGGCGTCACGAATAAATACTGCCCTCGCCATTTCATTCGCGCTGTAGACATAGGTGGTGTTCAAGTTGGTCTGAACAGAAACACCGTAAATTGCGTTGATGTATCCCCAGTCCATCTCGAAGGGATTTCCCGCGTTCCAGTTATACGACCCGCTAACGTCCGTGGGTTGTAATAGTGTATTGATATGGGAGGACATCTCTTTCTCTGCTATGAAATAAGCCGCGGCGCGAGAAAAAGATGTCGAAGTTCCGGTTTGTCCACCATAATTGGTGAAAACCGTATCGGTCAGGTAAAGCGCATTATTAAATGGATAGTTCATTTATTTCCTTCGTTCAACAGGTCGTTCACCGTGCAGTAGATCTGTGCAGCCGTCACCGAATTTGTCATATTTTGCCTGATTTCTTTTCCATCAATTGTTCCGTTGATTGATCGGCAAATCGTTTTTCTTCTTCCAGCGCACATCGCAGGCATTTATCGCCTGCCCAATAATCATCATCGTCTACATCAAAACCACAAACAGGACATTTCATCATTACGCTCCATTCATAGGTTGTTTGAGGACGTACCGTTGGTTATGCCGTATTGCGCACCTCGAGCATTGGCAACGATATTATCCGAGAACGATAATCCAGTTCCAGTTCCGCCAGAATAAATACCAAGCCAGCAATTATTAATTTGGTTGGCAGAGATAACACCATTGGCGGCATCTCCCTCTACGGAAATTGCCGACGGTCCATCGGCGGTATCGGTATCATTTATCATATTTTCCGATACGACAAATCCATCTACGCCTGCACCAACACTAATTCCTGTACCATACGAACCAGCACCAAGCGTCTGGTCAATGATGTTCCCGTTCACCACCACGTTTTTACACGTTCCACCACTCTTTATATTGATGGCCCTGTTCGGACAACTTCTCATGATATTGCCAGAGATAATTAGATTGGTTAGATTTCTTGCATCATCGGGTGAGGATGCAATTCCGATACTGTCACCATTTGACTTGTTGAGGGAAACAATCACTCCATCCTGGTTTATCAATCCACCTACTGTCGGTAGAACCTCAATTCCCGCCAGCCCGTTATTTCTGGTGCGGTTATGGGTAATCTCAATATCTGAACCCCAAACCTCGAACCCATCTACGGCGTTTGCTTTGGAGATACAGTCATGCGCTGAGTGTCCGCTACCCCGGAGCAATACCCCACTCCAGCCCGCCCCATCCAACCAGCAATTCGAGAGCTTGCAATCTACGGAATTTATTCCAAATAAAATATTATGCGTAATTGTTCCAATCCCCGTCGGTGTCCATCCGCCTGAAACCCTAAGTAAATCTATAACAACATTTTCTCCCGGAGCATAAATCATTCCCGAAACAAACGTAGTAATTACCGTCTCATCTGATATGTGAGTAAAACCTTGATTAGCCCATGATACAATCTGAGAACTATAGCCGTCTCCGAACAATCTAAAATTGGACGGCAGAACCAGCGGAGCCGGGCCAATTACATGTATTCCTGGAACGTACAATTGTCCGCCACTTGGCATGGCGGCCACGGCATGATAAATATCGGCGTAATCTCGTACATCCAAAACGCGAGTAGCCAAAATATTATGGTCACTCAAATGTCCGGTATCGCCTGTTACATGCGTGCTTGATAACATTAATATGAGTCTCCGTACTTGTCTGTGTAAGCGTATGACTGGTCGCCACCGACTAAGGGTTTATATAAAACCCTTTGGTAGTATTGTATAACGCCAATACTGCCGCATCCGAGGGGGCGATGTTATACAGACCTAAAACTCCCATATTTCCAACCATTCCTGACGCGCCGCCATTCCATGAACCGACTTCGATTGCTCCAGTTCCGTCAGGAAGAGAAGCGGGAATAGTGGTTGTATTGTTTGCCTTAGTGGTATTTATCCAGTTTGAAACGCTGGTTGAAGGGATATAACGACCCGCTACAAATGTCCATCCGGTCGTAAAAGCACCCAGAGACGCGATGCCAATTAGACTTGCGGAAGTGCCTAGTGCGGTTACAGTCCATTGCAACAAACCCGTATTGGTACGATACAAAGCGTAGCAACGCTGGTCGCCTGCCGAAGTCCATTTGGCTAGATAGGTTTCCTGCGCAGCGGCATTTCCATCGTGGTTTATCCAACCCGCAATAAACAGCGCGCCAGTGATTGAGTTCCACACATCGTCAGCCGCGTTCCAGTAGGCCGCCGCCAGTTTGTGAGAGTACAACCCACCGCCAACCGCTTGACCGAATGTCACGCTGCCATGTTGGGCGAGATTGTGCGCATTGCCGGAGATGTCCAGTAGAGCGGCGTTGTTTTGCATCGGCCATAATGCAACCAGACCAGGTAATGCTTTGAATGGTTGGTTAAAGGGAGCACTATTTCCCATCAGCAACATTCTTCCCGGTGGGCTATTTATTCGCATGGTCGCCTCTCAATAAATGGCTTATTTGATTGGGTATGGCCATCCTCTAATCCTGTGCGGAACCCAGTTTGATTGCAATATTTCCGGTAGCATAGGCCGGAGAACCGCGCGTTACATAGCATCCAAAGACAGATGTACCTCCAGCGGAACATTTATAGGGTCCGACATAATCAGGATGTCCCTGAGAAATACTTGAGACTCCACTTGTGTAGTAAGTGCTGAATGGGATTATGGCAATCAAGTGTGACATATCTGCCGCGCTCAAAGTCCACGCTGCCGAGTCTGCGGGAGGAGTTATGGTCTGGTCGAACAGCCACAATTCACCAGAAATACCCTGTTTGGCATAATCAAAGAGAGTTGCGCCCGGAAGATAGAACGTGCCTCCGGCATTACGGGCTACATTGACGAACTCCATTGGTACACCAGAGACTCCCACGTAATCTCCGGTGACATAGCTCGATCCGGTTGTCAAGGATAACGTAACTGGGGGTACGGCCGAGAAGCCTCCTACCAGACCCGAGATGGTTGTTGGATGAGAGGCTACTGGACTTGAGTATCCGACAATCGTTACTGTTCCATAACCATAACTTGCTATACGAGCTTGGATAAAGGCAATTCCGGCTACACTAATGCGATAAATTCCGTCTACGGTAGTGGATACCGAGAGATTTCCCGCCACCCCAATTTGATGGGCCTGAATGGGGAAATAGTTAATCCCATTCTCTGAGGCATAGAAATTGACCGAGGTACCGCTTGCCATGGAGGGGCTGGAAACAATCTGAAGCATGGCTACAGCTTGACCAGCCACATTCATGCTCGACCCCGTTGCATTTCCAGACACGGCGCTTTGCAGGTTGGTTGGCAAGGGCATTGTTGCGGCGTTTTCGGAAACTAACCACGGGTCGGTTCCCTTTGCGCCCTGAGCCACCTTTCCAATGGTAAGTCCGCTTGCGTCAATCTGGGCATCCACACCCAGTCTGAAAGTACCGTCCCCGTTAGGAACTAATGTGGCATCTGGGAAAGATTGAATTATAGGTGACATAGAAAATCTCCTTTAGTAAACGCAATTCTGTGATATTATTATAAGGGTTTCGAGCGTCTAGTAGCAAGATGGAGAATAGCGATGCTTGTTTCGGAATGGTTGGTGAGTAGATTGATCGAACTTGGAATCGAACGCGTATACTGTTTGCCGGGCGGTTTTGTTCAGGAGGTCGTGGATAAACTCTCTCATTCAGAATTACAAGTAATCTGGTGTTTAGACGAAGCAAGCGCGGTGTGGGCAGCTATAGGAGATTCACAAATTACGGGACAATTAGGGGTGACGTGTACTACCGCCGGTCCGGGTTCTACTAATTTACTTACTGGAATTGCTTCGGCCTGGTGTGACAGTATTCCCATCCTATCTATCTGCGGGGAGATAAACACACCAGAATTAGAAGTAAAGAACAAGTACAATCTCCGTGAAGGTAGCGCGCAAGACGTGGATATGACAAGAGTGGCGCGTCCAATTACAAAATATGTGGAATGTGCTATGGGGGCGAATGTGGTAAAGTGGATATTCAATAATGCGGTAAAGTTTTCCTTGGAGGATAGGAGAGGGCCGGCGATGGTAATTATTCCACTTGACGTTCAGGGTGCAGAGATATGAGCGGAGTACCAGAACTGCTTGATATGTGGTTGGGGTCTCAACGACCTATTATTTTATTAGGGGCCGGCGCAAGGAAAGCCTCTTCCGAGATAATTTCTTTCGCTGAGAAATGGCAAATTCCAATCTTGACGACATGGAATGCGATTGACTTAGTTGAATGGGAACATCCTCTCTTTATCGGCAGGCCGGGGATTGTGGCGACACGGGGGGCTAACTTCGCTTTACAGGGCTGTGACTTGCTCCTATCCATTGGAGCGCGATTAGACCCCGGAACAATTGCTTTCAAATATGATAAGTTGTCCCCGAGGGCAAAAAAGATATTGGTAGATGTTGATTTGAGTGAGGCATTGAAGATACCGAATTTGGATCTGTTTATCCACCAAGACTCGCTTGCGTTCATCCAAGAACTGAGCAAACATGAATTCGGGTTATATCCAGACTGGTTAAAGAAATGCCAGGATTGGAAAGCAAAGTATGGGCCGGAAATGGATTCGACTACTTTTCAACTATGTAATACTTTGAGCGAAGTTTTATCTCCCGAGGACGTGATTGTGTTCGATACCGCGGGGAATGAGGGGGGAACAATATTTCCAGCCTTCTTCAAGCAGAAGAAGGGACAGAGGGTAATCTTATCCTCCTGTGGCCTTGGCTCAATGGGAGGGGGAATTCCGGTGGCCATCGGAGTGGCTTTGGCGAGTAAAAAGAGGGTTATTCTTATCGAGGGAGATGGGTCGTTCTGCCAGTGTATGCAAGAATTGGAAGTGGTGCGCCGTTTGAATTTGAACATCGTTATTTTTATCATCGAAAACGGAGGTTACGCATCAACTCGGAATTCGGAGATGAGGGCGTTTGGGAGAACCGGAGAGGGTAGGACGTTCCCAAACATTCAGAATGTGGTTAGGGCGTTTGACATTAGTACGGTAAATTTATATGACCAAGACCTTACTTGGTTTGACTGGTTGTCCAACACTAATGGGCCGTTTGTATATATTGTTAACGCCCCCCAAGAAGAGCCGATTTATCCACGTGTTCTATTTGATGGTAAAGGACGTTTAGACCTGATGGCACCCTATGAGGACGAAAAATGAAGATACTTATGACCGGACATGATGGTTATATCGGAAGTGTAATGAAGCCCATGTTGGAAAAGGCGGGGCATGAAGTTATGGGGGTAGACCAATGTTATTTTTCAGATAATAGATTAAGGGGAGAGTTGCGGGATGTTATTTTCGGAGGTTGTGATGCAGTTGTTCATCTTGCCGGTCTGTCGAATGACCCGATGGGAGAACTTAATCCGACTCTTACTGCTAAAATAAACCATGAGGCAACCGCAAGACTTGCATATTTGGCATGGGAAAAAGATGTAAGGCGTTTTCTTTTTTCTTCATCGTGTAGCGTTTATGGTTGCTCAGATGGGATTGCTGACGAGCAATCAGAACTTCATCCTCTGACAGCCTATGCCACTTCTAAGGCGAAAGCTGAAGCGGATTTACTACACATTAGGAGCGATGATTTCAGTCCGGTCATTCTCCGTAATGCCACCGCCTTCGGTTGGTCGCCCAACTTCCGCTCCGACCTCGTTCTGAATACCATGACCTGCTCTGCTTATTCACAAGGAAAGGTCAATATCGTTGGAGATGGAACACAATGGAGGCCGCTGGTTCATGTCCAAGATTTATGTCAAGCGTTCTTACTTGCCCTCGAAGCGCCAAGAGAGAAGGTTCATAACCAGATATTCAATATTGGAACAAGGAACTATCGGGTGAAGGCAATTGCCGGGGCTGTGGCAGAGTCGTTTCCGAATTGTATCGTAACTAATTCAGAGATGAGCGACATTGACCCGCGTAGTTATCAAGTGGACTTCTTGAAGGCGAAAAAGGTTTTAGGCTTTACTCCTTCTTGGAGTATATGGGATGGAATTGAAGAAATGAAATTCAAGTTTGACTATCTGCTGATGAAAGACTTCTCTGGCTATGTCAGACTTGCCAGACTAAAATACCTGATGGAAAGTGGTAAAATAGATAAAGACCTCAGATGGACAATGAAAGGATGATGAGATGAGAAAACACAAATTAGATGAAACTGGTTTCTGTTATGGTTGTGCTGAGTATGTAGATAACATCACAACAAAGTGTATACCAAAGACAGAACGGGAAATCAAAGAAAGATATGAAAGAAGTCAACAATACCAACAACAAGTTCTGAAACCGGCGTGGTGGCAATTTTGGAGAACGAATATTGGATAAGGATTTACGGTGAGTACATTCCTCTTAATGTTAATTGGGGTGGCTTCAATACTTGTCATTCTCTATATACTTGATTCAATATTGCCTAAGGATGAAAAATGAAACATATCAATGTATTAATGTCAGGGGCGACGGGGTATGTAGGTACCTGGATGAACAAAACCGCGCCAGATAATGTCAATGTCTTTGGAATGGGGAGTATTGCTTATCAAGAGAATTGGGAACATCTAAACTTCGACATAATTGTCCACCTCGCTCCAATATCTCCCTCGCGCGTCCTGAAATATGCCCAGAAGAATAAATGCAAGGTTCTCTTTGCTTCTTCAGGGGCGGTCTATGAAGGACGAGGAGAATACGCTTATCATAAGAGACTGTGGGAAGCGGAATGTGTTCATAGTAATGTGGATGTGGTTATCGCCCGTCTCTTTGCTACCTCAGGTTTACCATTCCAAAAGAACAAGGCTCTTTCCGTTTTCATCCAGAGCGCATTGGCGGGAAAGCCTATCGAAGTGTGGGGAGATGGATTGACGGTTAGAAGTTACCTTTATGGAGAAGAAGTCGCGACATGGTTCTGGAAGATGTTATTGGATGGCGAAGGGGTTTATGATGTTGGTTCAATGCTACCTTATTCCATGGGAGAAGTCGCGAGAATGGTGTCTAAAATCATTCCTTCAAAAATAGAATTCGTTGAACACGAGGAAACGCCAACCCCGAGATGTTATGTCCCAGAAAATGTACAACGCGCATTGGAGTTGGGTTGCAAAGAAACGATACCCCTGAAAGATTCTATAAAAAGGATGGCCAAAGATGCGTAATTGCCCGACCTGTGGAAGTGATAAACGAATCGTCGCGTGGAGTATGGAATTCGTTGTTCCCGATGGATGGGAACTGCCAATAAAGAATGACATCTGCCTGTGCGAATGTGGGATGATTTACTACTACAACGACAAGAACCAATCTGATTACGACAACTATTATCATTACCGATACGACTCGGAACTTACTCTATCGGGTAAAGAAACCCATGACAGACTAGATGGTCTGATTGACTTCGTTATGGACACCGAGGAAAGGAAAGATGCCCGGATTGTTGACTTCGGAGGAACCGAGGGATATGTCGAAAGACAGCTCCGCAAGTTCGGCTATGAAGATGTGACGACCGTGAATGTTGGCGATGAACTTCCTGTCGGCATCGACCTATTGATCGCCTCTCACGTCCTCGAACATGTCTACGATATGAAGTCTGTCATGGATAAACTGACCTCACACCTAAACGGAAAGTTCATCATAGACATCCCCGATACAATTCAGATGGTCAGAATAAACACCCTGCCCATCATGGATTACTCACAGAAGCATATTAATCATTTCTCGACGCGTACCCTGAATGCCCTGCTTGCAAAATACGATTATTACCCAACGACCATTCACAACTATGTAGTCACGAGTCACGACTACCCGGCCTTTCGTATCCTCTATGAAAAGCCGGATGAGGTAGGAACTTACTATCGGTCAAAGGAATGGTGTGACAGTAATATTGCTGCGAAAATCGAAAAGATGAAGAAGATTTCCGGACCCGTGGTTGTATGGGGGGTGGGAGATATTTGCCTTTTACTCCTAAAACAAGTTCCCCTGGATGTGGTTCATTATGTGGACATTGATCCGGCCTTCAAAGACCAGACCATCGGAGGAGTTCCGGTCTACGACCATTGTGAAAGCGATGCCCCCATTGTAGTTATCGCCCAGATGCAAAGAGAACTGGTGATTGATAGTATCCGAAAGGCTGGGCTAAAAAATAAAGTTATCGTGGTGTAAGAATGAAAATGGCGTTCTGCATTTACGGCCAACCCAGAACATGGAGTTTTTGTTTCCCATCCCTAAAAAAACACTTATTGGACGTTTATCACCCCGACGTTTTTTTATGTACCGATGGGGAACAGGAACAGATGGAAAAAGCCTATCATCCAACGGCTATGGAGGCCATTTCCCCGGAAGAACAGATAAAGATTATTGGAAAGAGATTTGAGTGGTATGGGGATACACTTCCCAACCCTGGCCCCTACAAAGACCATCCCCTCAAACCTAAAGGGGATTTATTATTTCTCTACAAGGGCTGGCGTTGCCGGGAAATGCTGAGAGATTACGAGCAGAAACACGGTGCCTATGATATTGTTGTTAGCACCCGCTTCGATGCCAAGTTCCTTAAAATACAACCTATCAAGAAACCAAATAAGAATACCTTTTACATCCCTAGAGTGGATGCCTTTGGAAAGTCTGCCGACAATAATGGGATATTTTGGGGGATGGGATTGTGTACCCATATCTGGTGGGCAGATTCTCCTACCGCCTGTTTCATGCTTAACTCTTACAACTGGTCAGATGATTACTATAAAGAGACTGGGAATTGGTGCGGGGAGGCAATGACCCAGTATATCTGCGCCAAGATGAAAATAGACGTGCAATACACCGACGTTACCTTCATGCTCATTCGGGGATCAAGCGAGAGACCTCTTGAGGGACTTCCGCCATGGCTGCCCCTGTCTGAAAAGGTACATCCTGAATATATGGCGCAAGAGTGGGAAAAGAAAAAGACAAACAAAAAGGCGGTCAAAGAACCGCCCCATGCTAAGGGATTTTTCTGGTAATTAAAGCATCTCGAATTCGGACCACGTGAACGCGCCGGGCCACCTTGTATGTAAAATCATTTCATTGAATTGCATGGGAGGTCTTTCAACCTGTTTCATAGACTGGCCAACGTAATGAAATGCCTGTGCGTCAGTGTCAATGAAAACCCTACCCCATAACTTCTTAATCATAAAGCATAAGTCCACATCCTCGAAGTATCCAGTTCCATAGCCCTCGAAGAAGCCACCAGTATTCTCAAAGGCTCCCCTTCGTACCATAAAACATCCTCCCGTTACCGAGACAACTTCTCTGGAAACACAGCACTTTGGATTGTCCGCCGACCAACCCAAGAAGGGATGGGTGATTTGACCGCGAATATTGATTCCATGCCCGACGTGTTGTACTGTCCCGGCGGGGCCAGACTCGTTTGAATCCAACGGGAACAATAGTTTGAGTCCACATATCCCGACAGTCTTATCATCCATACGTCTTACCAGGGCGTCCAGACATCCCGGCTTCAAGATAATATCGTCCGTGATGAACAAAACCAGCGGAGCGTGTCCAGATCGAATTACTCTATTCGCGCCGGCGGGGAACCCAAGTCTTTGGGCGGATGAAGTCATTCTTGAAAGCGGAGGAAGTTCTGGATAGTTATACTTATTGACGATGGGGCCGTTCTGGAAAACGATGAGGCGCGAAGGGATGGACTCCATCTCGCTTTTGATTGCGTCAATGCACTTCCTGAATATTTCTGGTTTGACCATCGAGCAGGTCAGAAGGCAAATATCAACCAAGTTTTCAGACAACTCTTTGGACAACTTACTGGACAGGTTCTTGGACTTTATTCGAGACATCTTCAATTCCTTTGAGCAGTTGATTGACAGATTTATCCCAATTCCGATTCAACACGTACTTTCGGGATTCTTCAGTGTTGGGAACTGTAATCTTTTCGACAAAATCGAGTAGAGACAAAGCGCAATGCGCCCTGTTTATCATATCCCTGCGAGAGTTTCCCCAAGTATCCGTAAATGAGTATTCTGGAGGAACCAAGATACCGCGCCCGTTGTCAAGGTGTTCGATTAGCACGCCAGTCCGAACTGCCATCACTGGAAGCCCACAGGACATTGCTTCCAACACGGGGAGTCCCAGTCCTTCAGCCTTGGAAACGAGTAGAAACACATCTGCGGCAGCAAACAGACCCCACAGTTGTTTGAACGGCATCCCACGCTCGAATATCATTGTCTCCTGCGACACTCCATGAATTTGCGATAAATCTCGGAGTCTGTATCCGACAAATTGGTTCTCTCTTGTAACCAACCAGTACTTAAAGGGCTTCTTGCATTTATCCTTGAATATCTCAAGCGAGGCGAATGCGCCCCACAGGTTCTTCCGCTCTTGATTATCTGCGACGGTTAGGATGACAAATTCATTCGTTACACCCAAAGACTCCCTGAGCTTATCTCGTTCTTCTTTGGTGGGTTGCCTCCACGCCTCTGTGTCTACTCCAATAACCAGATGTTCGGCGTTTATCCCCATCTTCTCACATTCTTTTACTGCAAACTCAGACATGACATAGCATTTACTGACTTGAGCCAAAATCATTGCCCAGGTTGCACAGAGAGGGCCGTTCTCCATGGGGGTGATGCAGATATAGGGGATCTGAAATTCTTTTGCCATCTTACAGAGAGGCTCTTGGTTGGGAATGTCAGCCAACCCTATTACCACATTTGGATTGAAGAGAGTTTTCATCTGGTAGAGCATGTTGTAGGCATCGTTCAATCCCACACAAGGAAAGAGCGAGAACTTGAAGTTGTGTTCCTGTCCTTGATAGGAAAGACCGATAATCTTGACATCGTGTCCTAGATTGGCAAGTCTACTTCCAAGTGCGGTAGTGATGGACGCGTAACCAGACCCCGTTGCGTCCATGTCTGAGATGATTACGATTTTGAATGTCATAATGTATCTTTTCGATAGGCGACGTTCTCCCCAAGAACCAACCAGTCAATCCTTCCAACAATAGTCGCTTTGTCTACTGTGTCTTTAATAACATCGCCTTCGACTTTGGTAAATTGGTCGGGGCTACCTGCAAGGTGCTGGATGCGCCAAATTCCATCTTCGTCGTACCACATCTTCAAAAGTGTTCCATCTGACGCGGCAATTAAATAGCGGTCGCCTTCTTCTGGGCAGACATTGAACTCTTCGCTAATGTCACCTTCGACTTCGATTAGGTCGTCACTCGCTCCGTAAATTGTAATCATCTCATTTATCCTTTCTTTATGATGCGAAAACTTTGTCCCATTCTTTTAGTATCCTTTCTGGGGAAAAGCGCGTTCTTGATAAGTTTCTCACATTGCTTCTGTGTTCATCCATGGGCGAAGTAAGAGCGTGAACAACCCTGTCTACAAAATCACCCTGGGAGGCAAACCACCCCATATTGGTTGTGTTCAGCGCTCCAATATCATAAGTGATTGGAAACGCCCCGGCCACCTGTGCCTCCATGGCCGCGTAACACGCCAACTCGTTGTAGTTGCATGGATATGCAAAAACTTCCGCCCTCAACTGTTCTTCAATCAAACGTGGTCTCTTCACCGCCCCCAACATGGTCACTCCCGGTACTCTCATGGCCTGAGTTACATACCTTTCTGTCCCGGCGAATGGAACGCCCCAAAGTCGGTAATCCGAGGTCACTACAAGGCTTGCGCCTGGAACCGATGCTAAAATCATTGGCCACATCGAAAGAAGTTCTCCAAGTCCTCTGTCTGGAACCGACGTGAAGATGCAACGATGAGGTACTTTGGGAATGTTCTGTTCGTACTCCCATGTTCTTACTGGTAAGTCAATCGTGATTGTGTTATCAATCCCGTACTCTTTTTTGAAGTATTCGGCGTGAAATTGTGAAATTGTCACAATTTTATCTACGTGAGGAGCGAAATCTTTGAAGGAACCGATGGTGAACTGATCCGTGCTCCACCAGATTTTCTTTCCCTTCGCGCCATCTACACGATAGGTAGGGCTGCGGAAAACAATGAGGACGTCCCTATCCTCAGATCCATTGAAGTCCTGGATATTGGATTGGTGAAACTGGGACTGTTCAAAACTGCGCGGGTTGTTGTAAAGATTGACATCGTGTCCCGCTTTCGCCCAAAGCTCACACATGGTCAAGAGGGCGAGTTCGGCTCCTCCACACCCTATTTGATGGGGGTCGTCCCCTCTCAGTGTTGCCACTGTGACTCCGAGCGGACTTCCATCCGAGCATAGAATTGAGATTCTCATTTCTTATCTTCCTTTATAATACCGTTGCGGAACAAAACATCTGTTAGTGCCAAAGAGAATATATCAAGTTCATCGTGGCCGCGCTCATTTGTTTTTATATTGAACGCTTGAAGTTTCAGTTCGTTTTCTATACCATGTAAAATCTCGTGGAGAATTGTTTCAAAGATGTCTTCGTAAGGACGTTTGCCATCATCAAATACTCTAATAGAACGAGTCCAGTAATCTATTTGTCCCCAAAAGGATTCGTGCTTATTAATGTCAACTTCTGACGGTTTATCAACGTAGGTAATTGAATATTCAATCCCGAGAATGTTAATTTTATCCAGTGTCATATTTTATCCTTTCATAGATATTCTGGATAGCGTTCCATTGAACCAAAATCGTGGGCAAGTGGTTCAATGGAAGTGCCTTTTATAATCATTGCCCCAATGTTAACAAACTGCCTTCTAATCCCCTTGGCATCACAGACATATTTCAAGAGCTTTTCTGGTTCGTCGTTTACCTTGAAGCCAGACTCTCTCACATAATCAACGTCTCCGAAAAGAGTCTCTCCAATCAGGTTGTCGGCGGTTTTGGAGGTCATCCAACACAGTTGATTGGAATATCCTTTATAGGTCAGCCCATCCGCCCCCGGAAACTGCTGGTGGGCATCCTTGAATGGGATATAGAGTACGTTTTCTTCCACTTTTTCGATGGGTTGAATATAACAATATTTGACATCGAACCTGCCGACAATAACCACATCGTATTTGAAGTTACTACTCAGCTCGGAACTTTGTTTCATCATATTACAATGAAGAACTTTCCAGTTTGCTTCAAGGTCTTTTTCTTTGAGAAGATCATATTTAGGAATACCGTGTTTTGCGGTTCTAAACCATATCGCCTCTCCTATAATAAATTCACTTGATAGAATAGCATAGTCTTTTGGATGATACAATTCGACGGTTTTGACGCATTCCGTGTTGGTGCATAGGAAAACGTCTGGATTGTATACATCCAAGATATGTTTCTTGGTTGATGGAAAGCAGAACTCGTAGGTCTGCGCGTTCCCGGTAAGTAAAAAGGCTACTCTCATTGTGTGCATCCTTTTATTATCAAAACCCTATTCCACATACAACACAGGGCGATTGTTCATCCATTTGACACAAATCCATTCGCCCGTCTACCGCCTCGTATTCTTTTCGGAGTTGCTCAAGTGTCAAAGATTCTGTTTCCTTTCCGTTCATGCGTTTTAGAATAGAGCGTTTACTGTGTTTCTCGGATAGTTGGCGCATCTCTTTTTCCCATTGTTCAATTTCTGTGTATCGTTGTGGAAAGTTTATTAACGTTCGTATCCAGTCGCCTTGACCTTGCTTGCAACATCTGCCCCCACAATTCGCGTGAGTATAGCCCATCTTATACATTCGGGGCGGTTCTATTCCCCAATCTTCTTTGACTACCTTTGAATAAGTTCGAAACTCGTAAGGCTTCCACATAAGTGGAAAATCCACTTTATAACCCATTTCTTCATACCCCTTTTTTGATCTATCCATGCGCTCCATTTCGGTATAGTCAAAACCAATGTGTATCGTAATCTCTTGGTCTGGTAAGGTCTCTAGCCACGCCTTGAATATATCCACCTTCAAACGGAAGGAACATGGCGCAAGAAGTGAGTTGGGTATCACGCGCTCAGCGCGTGATACCTCGTAGGGAGTTCGTCCTTCATAGAGTTGGATAATTATTTTATTCCATCGTTTCTCACAATCTCGTAAGAACCGATAATTATCTTCGTCCTCAAATGCTACATCCTCGAATACCAATAGGGTGGCGGGGTATTTTTTGATAAGTCGGTCACACATAACGGCAGAGGATAGGCCGGAAGAAATAGAACCAATACTAATCATTGTCTACATCCTTTCTTTATCGTATCCATAACATACTCTCTTATCTCTGTCTTGTCCACGTCAATCCAGAACGACTTGTTCTTCATAATTTCCGTGTTCTTGTTGGTTCCAATCAACTTGTAGCCATGATAATTCTGAACAGGTAATTGGTGAGTAAGTATGCCTTGTTTCTTCAAGTATTGTAACAGCTTTTCGCGGTCTCCACGGCAAACAACACAAAATCCCTGCCAGTTCGGGTCAGCCATATGATGAGGTTCTGGCAGGATGAAATGCTCGCTCAGTTCACTCTCAAAAGCATCGTGATAGTACTTCCAGTTCTCACGATGAATTTTTATGTTATTAGGAATGAGTTCTATCGAATAATGACCGTGACAATAACTCTTTAGAAGTTCTTCCAAGTGAATACTATCGGTCAAAACTATGCCGTTATTTTTGAAAGAAAAGGTCGAAAGATTGCCAAAGTTTCCAATCGGCTGCCCCTCATAAGTCCCTGTACACGTTCCTCCGATAGACGAACCACAGTCAAACACTCCCCAAATGTAACTACCTTCTAAAATCCTATCTGAAATATATTGAATTGCTATCGGATTGCCAAGTGTGTGTTGTAACAAGATCGCCCCGGTATTCTCGTTTACCGCCTCTTCCACCAGGCATGGATTGGCATTGTAGGTTGGTATGTCCACATCCACGAAAACCGGAGTCAATCCAAGTTGTAAAATGTCCGGTAATGTTGTACCAATAGTGGAAAGAATAACCTCTTGTCCAGCTTTCAAACGTTTCTTGTTCTTATCCGACATGGCAGATAAAAGAGCCATGTAGTTTGGATTGGAGCAGGCGATTCCATACCCACGGTTGCTTTTCTGGGCTATGTCTTTCTCGAACTCGTCTTTATCATTCATGTTTAATCGTGAGAACCATCCATGTGCATCCCCCCATGACTTGCCGAGAATATACAAACCACCATTTGTCCGGCCGTTGTGCTATCTTCTTTAGTTGTTGGGGATGCGTCATGGGCATAAACATTCGAGCCTGTAATAGCCGCCGGAGACCCACAGCTACACATTGGCGACCAACGACCGACAAAGCGAGGTTCTTTCGGCCACTCCCCCGTTTTCTCGTTCATATCCGGGTCTACATAAATAAAATTTGAGCCATAATCGGCGGTACGAACCATTCCATATTCCTTACCCATGTAAATCTGTTTGCGGCGGTAAACAGTTTTCCCGTTCTCGGTCACGCCCGACTTTCTATCGCCGGTAAATTTAAGAACCTTGATTGGATTTAGTTTTGGTAATGTCACGATGCGTCTCTTTCCGACTCTTCCAAGAGTCTTGCTTGTCTCTCATTGACAGGATGATAACCAGGAGCCAACCATTCCGGGTAAACTGGCGTCAAATGAAACTGATGATAACATGAAATTCCCTCCACAGTCTTTGATTCTATTCCCAATACTCCGCTTCTAATAACAACGTCCTGATCCAGCCACAAATGTCCTCTCTCATTATTTCTAAACCATCCAAACCAATCCCATCTCTCTCTCGTCCATCCGATTACATGAGACAAGAGACTCGCGTCAGTTCTATCACGGTTGGGCTTGTTCTGATATTCATATTCCCCGAAACCTGGAAGCGACTCAATCAATCTCGGGTTATTCTCCCAGTCTATCGTATCGAGAGCGTCTGTGAGGGCTGCGCCGAGGAAGTAGGTATTCAGGGTACAGCGTTGTTCTCCGTATTCGACCATCTTTTGAAGAACATCTGGCGTGACTATCTCGTCTGCCATGGCAAAGACAACATACTGTCCGTTGGAGAATTGTCCATATTCATTCCAAATCTTGTTAACTCCAACGTGTCCTTGGTGGACAAACTTCAAATCTTGAATTTTGCCAAAGAAACTTTGGGCGAGTTCTGCAACTCCATCATGGTTCTTGCTTCCATTGTCTATCAAGAAGAACTCATAATTGGGATAAGTTACTTTAGACCAAGAGGTCAAGGTTCTCTTGAGGTTGGTCAATCTATCGGTACAACTCATTATGACGGATACTTTCATGTTTTTTGCTCACGATAATGAGGACATCCAACCGTATCACAATTGCCCTTTGATTTTCCGTGTATGCACGCAACTATACCAATCGTTCGTTGCGCCTCTTCTAATTGCAACCTAATCAAATATTTTTTGTGCGCATCCCATCCCAATGTGAAATTACCCAACCAACCAAGCCACATATTACGCTCTTCTGCCGACCCGTATTCGTATAATTGACCATGTTGTTCACAAAACATTTTCATCATTTCATCATGTTCGCTCATATTAATTCACACTCCTTTAGTATTTGTTAGACTCATTATGACAGAGACTTTCATAGGTGTCTGTTCCAATAATCCATTCCCTCTATAAATCCAATACAAATCCCAAGCAAAAAAACTATAAACATCAATATTGGCATTGTTAGCATAACCCACACTCCTTTAGAATCTGTTCAACGCGTAAATCCCAAGTATCTTCTTTCCATACCTTATCGTGCGCGTTTTGTGCAATCTGAAGTGCCTCTTCTGAGTTATTTAGTGCAATCTCAACCTTCTGCACCGCTTCGTCCATCGTTGTAAATCCGTAATAATGAGTATTTTCAATGAAGCCCAATTTCTCCAAATCTGGCACGCGATTGATTATTGGTACTCTCCGCATCCCCATTATCTCAAAGACTCTGACACAAACATCGTTCAGGCTTGACCAGTTCAATCCTAAAGAGGCTCGGCAATTCAACTGCCTATACTCATCGAAGATGGGTCCGAGTTCATAGATAACCGAATGACCAAGTTCCCTCAATCGCCTCACCCATATATTCCGATTGTCGTAGTGGAGTCCGATAAGACAGGCATCGGTATCTTCGGCTACGAGAGGATCGGGGAAGTGAACGGTAGGGTCGAATGCGTAAGGCAAGAAGATGTCACCCGGTTTCATGTAGGTTGCCTGCATCCCAAAGAACTTATCCGAGTAAGAACGAGGCGCATCATAATTCAGAACGTGCGGGTCTGTCCCTACCGTTGCGGTTAGGCAATCTGGTTTATCTGCGAAATGAAATCCGGCGTCCACTTGTAAAACCAGGTCTGGTTTCCACGGGAGTTGCGCTTTGATGATTGACCAAGGAGGATAACTATATTGTGCGGTAGGCAGAGCGAAGTCTACGGGTTGAACGTACTTTGTTGGCAAGCGCATACCAGAACTCCAGGGTATCCAGTCTCCAAAGTAGGGGCCGGTAACAAAAAGTTCAACATCATCTCGACGTTCAAGAGCGCGACGGACGTAGGTCGCCATGGACATGGGGTAAATTAAATAACTTAGGCAGATTTTGATTTTATCCATTTGTCCTCTTAAACAAAATATCTGCGCTATTTTCTTGGGCATTGAGAGGCCAAATACTATTTACCGGGCTGGATAGGTTTTCACCGGTTTCGATCCAAACTTCTGTTGGAAGTCCATAGTTATCGGTATCCGGCCAAGCTTCAAGAACCCTTTTCAATTCTGCAACGGTAAGACCGTTCAGAAATTCATAAATCTTTATCTTACCCATTTTTTCATCATCCTCAATCACTAAAAAACAATGCAAGTTTTGTGTCATTCCAACCAATAATTTTTTTGATTTATATTCTACATATTGACCGGTGGGTTCGGATTTTATTTCTATTTTACAGTTCTTGGTAAATGAACCAAAACCAAACTTTTTTACCAATTCGATAGCGACTTCGTGAGGAATTTCTATTCTTACTTCATCCATTTTTCCTCGAATCTCTTCTGGTTTCTGCGCGTTATATTCTCGCGCGCTGGATTATAACCAAGCGTCCCCGCCCCCATGTGCTTCAAGAACGGGGTGTTCAATGCAAATACTGGATAACCCAACGCGTAAGCCTGAGTCGATAAATCCACGTCCTCGAAGTCATTCGGGGCAAATCGGGTATCGAAAGATATGTCATTCCATATCTCTTTGGAGGCGGCGAGGAAATAACCCTCCAGATAGGGAAACACCTTACCATTGAACGTGTTCCAGCCTGTATTGTGGGAGAGAAGTGTATTCCCAACCAGAGAGAGCGGGGAGGACCTAATCTGTTTCTCTACCAAGGGAATGAAGTCCCCTGTTACCAAGACATCGTTATTCATCAGGATTTTTATGTCGCCCTTGGCCACTACCAGTCCGGCCCTCGAAGCGAACAAAAAGCCCATGTTCTCATTAACCCGACAAACAACAATGGACGGATTTTGATAGGGTACTTTCGACCCATCGTCGAAGACAAGTATCTCAGGTTCTTTGCCACAGTATTTTCGTAGCGAAAGTACGAGTTGATTCGTAAGTTCTGTTTTTTCAAAGTGGGGAATGATTACGCTAATCATTTTTGTTGTCATCCTCGATTGAACCCAATAGAGACAAAACGGCATTTATTGTGACGACTCCCACCCACCACACTAAACTAAATGGTTCTATTCCGACGGTCTGCAAAAATAATACAGCCAGCACCCCATTAATTGTAACCCTCCACCATTTTATTTTTCTCATATTTATCTTTTCTCCTTACCCCATTATACATCAAAAACGGGTCTAATAATGACCCGTTTCAAACACTTTTATCTCCATTTCTCCCGCTTTATGACAGAGAGGTGTATTCATCCCACAACAGCCTCCCTTCAAAGACAATAAGGTCTGTACATCCCCTTCGTCCACCCAGCACAATGAAATAGAGTGTTCACAACCAAAAACATACTCATGCCCGTTCACAATAATGTATTTTGGAATAGGCTGGTAGTAACAAAGCGCGACTTTATTCTGATCCATGAAGAATAGACTTGAGATTTCTTATGCAATCTGCATATCGCGAAGCGTTTATCGTCAACGTGCAATTTGAAAAGTCTTTCTTGACTTGAGTGAAGTCAATCTCCCCTGTGAAGTGAAACGTCTTTCTTCCGGGACTGTTAACATCGTCCGTGGACATCTCGATATATTTAGCCCCTAGCGTCATATAGGCGGCGGCGAGGTAGAAATTTCTGGTGTCGGTATCCATGTATTTATTCTCCTATTCCTAATTCTAGCAGATGGGAATAACGATACGCAATACCGAATGTAAAAAGCCCTCGCTTCCGAGGGCTAGTCTAATTGTGATTTTGGGTCGTTTTAGCCGAGAGCCGTGCAGCCGGAGTAAGTACGACCAGAGAACACTGAACGATAGGCACTTTGAGCGCAATACTGCTTGATAACTAAAGCTGTCTTAGCCCATATTTCAAATGCCACAGACGTGCACATTGGGACCAGGTCCACGAGCGCGAGAGGAATCTGTGTGCTTCGATAGACCAGCGGGAGGCCGTTATGCTGCATACGGAGAGCGTACACTGTAGAGGCGAAAGCACCGTTGCCCATGTCGGTTCGGGCGAAGTTCACATCAGACACGACGGTCAGGCGACCGATGGAAGTATTGACGAATCCGGCGAAATTGAAGCCAGGAATCATCCGGTCACCACTCTGTTGGAATACAACCTGAGAACCTTGGAAGCCCAACTGGAAGTAAGCGGACAACATCTCTTGAATAGCTTGAGGATGACCGAATACGTGAGTCGGTTTGGCACAGGTTTCAGAGAGGAAGCGGTCGAACCCGATGGCGGAGTAGGAACCTGATACCGTCATACCGGAAACGCTTGAGCCGGTGTTGGTATGCGCGCCATTGGCGGGGACTACCAGAGCTTCCATTCCGTCGAATTCCAACGGACGAGCGGTGGCGTTACCTTCGGCCAGAAGTCTGTCCCAGGCGTTCATCACGAGGGCCATTCCCAGACGGATTTCCTTGACTTTCAGGCTGGCGATTTCAGCGCGGGTGAAGGTCGTGGCATCGGAACCACCGGGCATTCCTTCGACAGCGGAGTATCCACCCATCAGGGCTGAGATACCCCATCCAGCCGCTTGTGAAGCGATGGAGTGCAGGATGTCGGAGATGGTCAAGGATTTCTTGACACCAATATTCTTCAGATCGACGGTGCGATTGGAGCCATCGTGAGAATACTCTTCAGGGCAAGCCCCATCCGTGAAGGCGATATAGTTCGACCCAGACACGAAGGCCAGGGTGGTCATTTCGCGCCAGTTCTCTTGCTTCAGAGAGGTGCGGATTTCGGGGATGTTCTGGAAAAGGGAAATATCCTCACACATGTCCAGAATTTCGGTATGATCCAGGGGTGTGGGGAATTGCGCGGCGAAATCTCCTGGGGTGACTACATTCACCGCGAGGGGATCGGTAGCGCGCTGTACAACTGCATCGGAAACCGGGATGGGTTGTCCGGTGGTTACATCTAAGCCAGTTTCGGGCATGGCAAAATCTCCTTATAGAATAGGTTTATGCCGACGCTTGCTTGACCGGACGACGCTTTCGCTTTACCGCCCGACGCTCGCTTATACCGGGAGGTTTACTGAGGGGGAGTTAAACCGGCCCTCGTAAAGACAATATCGGTCAGGCTGGATTTCTTAGCCTTGGGTTGAACATTCGCCTTCTGAACCAAGGTGCGTACTTCGAGAGGGTTCAAAGAGCGAGGCTTTGGAATGACGGTTTGCGGAACGTTAGTGCGAGGTTGCGCAATCTGTGACCGCAAGATGGCCATATCGTTCTGGTTCTGGTCAAGTTTCTGCAAAGCCGCATCCAACTTATGTGAGAGTTGTGCAATCGCATCAAGAGGTTCAATTGGTTTTACTGGAGCAACCTCTGCTTTGATAACATCACCAAGGGCCTGGAGAACGGGCTGGATGGAAGTTAGTTTCTCTTCATCTGTCCCGGCCATGGACTTGGCGGCAACAACTGCATTGACCAGGGCTTCAATCGGCTCCATTAAGACTTGAGACTTGACCGAGACATAGGACTTCAATAGATCGGTAGCCTTATGCACGGCCTCGCCCTTGGCAGCACTCTCTAACTCGGGACGATTGTAAATACTGTCCAAAAGACCATTCAGTTCTGCGAACATGGCATCCAGGGTCTCTTGAGCGGTTCCGCGTTGCCATAGTTTGGGATTTAGCACCAGCGGAGGCATGTCCTGAGTATGAGAGGGGTCGTCGTCGCGAACCTGTGGAGCAATATCTAGCACGTTTGATTTTTCGGTCACTTCTTCACTTCCTTTCTTGGCTTCAACGCCTGCGGACTTTTCTCCGCGTTCGATACGTTTTCCAACCACGCCTTTACCACGATAACTGCCTTTTTCCTGCCCAAAGCGGGAAGCGGCGTTGGCGGCATGGGCTTTGTCCGGCATAGGATAACGATAATTCACTGGGTCGCCCCATTTACTATCGGGGACGCTTGACCACTTGCCAGGTTTGGTAACATGCCCCTGTCCGAGAACGGCGATACCATACTTGGCAGCACGGGTTTTCTGTGAGGCTTTATTCTTTTCAAGGTCAGCCTTTTCCTCAACCAGAACTTCGGGGTAATCCTGAATTTCGGTCGCCTCGATGAATCCTTCTGGCTGTTCGGGAGATTCCGATACGTCTAGTACTTCTTCTTCGGTATCAGAGAATTCAACCAACGCCTCCGACTTCCCGACCAGCATAGCCTTCTGTTCAAGCTCTTCGGCCAGTTCGGGGTCGATGATGGTAGCGGCGTCCTGCTTACGTGTGATTTTAGCCATAGATTTATCTACCTCCACGCTTGCCCTTTGATTGACTGGTACTCTGGTGAGGGCAAAATGAACCAAATATCCATCCAAATACTTCTTGTCTCCAACTCCGTCCTCACATTGAGGGCAAGAATCGGTTAAAGACTGTCTTTTGAACACCGGACCATCCCCGTGTTGGTGGGCGAGATCCAAAAATGCGATTGAAACACGAATTTTCTTGTCATCTGGTGAATTTTCATCATTTGAGAGGGATTTGTAGCAATTTCTGCCCAATTTTGTGTCAAAAAACTTGCCTTTTGACTTTAGAGCCTCTCCATCGGTGTAAACTGCCTCTGGAATTCCCGGAACCGCCTCTCCATTCAGGTCTGGGTAGTGCGAAATAGAGACATAGGGCATTCCACCCTTCCAATATTCAGATGTTACGATGCTTTGGAAGGCTTCGGGGACAGGTATTTTGTTTTCAATGTTCGAGATGAACGACTTATAGAGAGGCAAGGTCATCCTCTCGTCGTATAAATCCTTCTTGGTATCACTAGCGGTCATCTTCCAGCGCATCGAAGCGCCGGGGGAGATAGCCATGGAGAACTCGACAAGCGCCTTTTCCTTGATCCACTTGCCGTCTACTTTTTTATAGCCTGCATTGGCGAGCGCGCCCCAACTTTTCTTTGCGGCGGTTTCGTCATTGTCCCCGGCTTTCTTAGAAGCGTCGTGGACTTTTTCCCACAACTTAAAACCGGGAGAACCTGCTGGTAAACTCGAAAAAGGCATGTTAGCTACTCACTACCAAAGTTCCAAAGACTTCCTGAAAACCTATCGAAAACAGATACACCACGAGCGAGATTATCGCTCCCGTTGCCAGTTCACTTACTACCGGGAAGTAAAACACCGATTTGAACAGGGCAACATGAAAAACCGCGGCAAGAAAGAAGTAAACCCAAACCCCAAGGCAGAAGTTACATAAAAAAAGCTGGTTCAGAAAGGGTATCTTTATCTTCTGAACCAGCGGGAACTTCTGGATTGTGTAGATGCAGACCTTGCCGATCAGCATCAATAAAACTAATTGTATGTCGCTCATGCTTTAGGGCGACCGGCCTTTCGTACTTCTGTCGAAACGTTTGGTACAACATTCCGAACTTCGGCAACTACTGGTTCAAGGATATACAGCACCTTGAAGAAGCCAGCCATTTTTTCCTGGTCGTTGGTTGGTCCTAGATAAACGACACTGGACAGTTTCCAGCCAACCGGCAATTCAACTTCCGGCGAACTTCCGGGCGAACCAATTGTACGAACCATATTATAAATCTTTGACATTTTCAATCTCCTTATCAAGTATCTTCTCTAAGATTTGCTGACCTGCTGTTTCTGCGGCGGTCATCAACTGCGGATAGGCTTCAACAAACTTATTTACCACAGAAGCAACAATTGTAGCTTTATTATCACTTTTTTCAACCGTAGGGTCAATAGTGAGTTCATCAAGTAAATCCGAGAATATTGTGGTCGCCATGATGGAACGCGCTATCTCGGTGGCTTCAGTGGAGGCTTTTTCCATGCAATTCGGTATATCTACTGAATGGATTTTCTGTTCGGCTTCGATTTCATCGTACCCATTTTCATACGCGTCGTCCGACTCAGACATTTTTAGATAGACCTTATCCCGAAGAGCCTGCTCGACTTTCGGCGCATCTTCCGAGTTGAATCGTACTTCGCCAAGCCCGTTGCGCTTTAGCGAACCCTGAATAGTTCTGCGTCTCTTTTCAACGTCCTCAATCATTCGGGCTTCTGGGTCGCGCCACCATAGAGCATCGGCAATGTGTTTTTTCCATGCCTCGACTTCTTCTGGCTTCATGTTCTTTATTGTTGTGATAAAGTCATGGATTGGGGAATAGGCTTGCTTTACTGATTTGTCGGCCTGTTTTTTTAGGTCAATAATTCCACTATCGGCCAACGAAGCCTGGACAGAACTGACTTCACCGCGTCCACCGTTATCGGCGGATACCTTTTCTCCGATAAGTCCGGGGCGAGTAGTGTTCCCAGACTGGGGCCATTCGATACTCTTGTCATCTAAAGTCTCGGGAACAGACACGGTAACAAGCCCATCCACAAGGGCCTGTGCGCGCATTTCCTGTGGAGTAAAGACGTGATTGCGAATCAGGATTTCGTCTGCCTGTCCATTTGCCAATCTTGCGCGTCCCTGTGCAACGTTTTGGTCGGAGTCAAAGTCGATCCAGGTAAACTCAAGTTCTTCGGGAAGAATGTGGTCGTAGAATGATTTGAACTTCTTTTTCATAACCGAGAGAATGTTCTTCTTGGTCTTACGCTCATCCCGGATGGTTCCAGAGAGAGTTTCCCCGCCGTTGGAAGAACCACCCATCCCGATGTCTGAAGGACTCATTCCATACCCAGCACAGATTAGGTTGGCATAGCGCGCGGTGATTCGGTCGAACATCAATTCATTCGGATTCATCTGGAATGGAATCCACTCCACCTTGGTTGTGTGTTCGTAGAGGACGGGAATCTTCATCGGGTCAGTACCAGTAAATAAGTCCTGCGCCTCTTTCATCCACTCCTGTGCGGTTTCCTTGGTAGTATCTCCGAGGTCGAGGATACCAACCTGAGGGGTATTCAAAAGTAGTTCAGCGTAATACTTATCACCACGCTTCATCAATTCAAAGGCTAGGTAAATCTGTTCGGGGGGAGCCATACCCCAACCCTCACGCCAAATATCTGAACGAGGACTCATATATTGACGTGCTATTGAATATGCTGGAAACGCAATGGGTTCAGTAATCATGTTGGGAACGCGCTGAATAACAGGAAAATCAGCGTTTAGCGAGGGCATTAGAGTACCCGCGTCTAGGCAACGTATCCAGACTACTTTCCCATTAGGATCATCATTCTCGTGTCCCAATTCTGCGGCCATCCCAAAGGGCAGATCGAGCAAGTCTTTACCCAGCCATTCGAGTCTACCCGTGAAATCAATTCCGTCATACATCCCCTCATTGTCAATTAATCGCGTGTTGTATTTTATTTTGGCTTTCAGCTCATCGGTCTTATTGGAGTCTCTTGCAACAATCTTCCAATCCAGCGCGGTGAGTTGAGAGATGGCGGTATTCCTACAGACAGTAGCGATGGGGACAGACATAACGAAATTACGCCATATCTGAGCCTCCCACCAATTGGGCGAATTCCACGCGGGGGCAACGCGATAAAGGAAATTCAAAACATTTCCACCGGGGGCAGAACGCTGAGATGGAAGGGTGGTTTGTACCAAAAGATCGGTGGGATTAAGTTGTTTTGCTTTAGTTCGTGTTTTGGCAGCCATTACTATGATTATAAACTTTACTCACTATCATTTCATAGAGTGAGTTTATGATAAAATTAGGTATGTATATATGTCATTCTTGCTCGGGAGGATGTTTAGGACTTAGTTTCCATCACGGGAAATTTGGATGCGTTTATTGCGGTTGCAGAAAGACCGAGGAAGAAGTAGAGCAGAGTGGCGAACCTCCCAACTTGTGATATAATTCTCTAGTTCTTCCTCCTTTCTAACGGCGGTATGCCGCCCTCCCTAAACTCGCCTCCTCCTCGGGCGAGTTTCCGTATCAGTTCGTGTTTATATTTTCAAAGATGTTCTGATTACTTCTACCGCCAATTTATTAATTTTATCAATATCCGGCCCCTTAGGAAGTTTGCAGTTTAGATAAGCCTCTTCCGCCAACTTGAAAAGACAGTCTGATTCTTTTTCCACTTGCTCCATAGTCCATTCGCCGCGCTTTATTTCAAGAAGTTGTGTAGCGTCTTCCCGTAGTACATAAAGACAACCATCTTTTAGATATTCAATACCCATGCGAAGTAGCCGAATAAGATGGGCGGCATTTTTGCAATCATATCCATACTTTCCAAACAATTCAATCCGCTTTTGGCCCATGTGACCGAGTTTCTGTCCATGAGTCATTTTGTGTAATTGTCCATAAGCATAACCAGTAAATGAACGATAAACATGCCTTCCAACAAACGCGTCTCTATTTTCAATTAGTAGGTCAAACGCCGGTTCTTTCTTGATATAATAATTCTGGTCAAGATAAAGCAAAGTTAATGCATTGGGATTACCAACAGATAAAAGATGAATAAACTTATTGGCCTCATAAACAACAATGTCCCATTCATCCTTTTTAATTTCTTTAGTTCCATTGGTTGGAAACATTCCCCCAACAGCGTGTAAACCGAAGTAATAATCAATCGGGGGGACGCATACCCCCATTACGTCTTTATCGTCTATGGAATTTGGGTCGGTAGAGGGAATATACATTCCATGGGCGATACTACCTCGGTAGGCAATACAAATTGACCAATCTCCCAAACATAAATCTTCACGTAGAACGTCTTTGGGAATACCCATTTTTTATCCTTTCTCTATATTTCTATTATATCTTAATTTACGTTTCAACTCGTACTTGACGTGAATAGATTCATAAGTTACACTTATATCGTTCAGGCAGTACGATGCGGTTTGTGATACAATATATTAATTCCCCGGAAGTTATCGGAATCTGCCTGAACAACAGACCGCAACTTTCGGGGTTTTTTATTTGGAGATAGTATGACAAATAAGATCGTTCCAGAAAAAAAGTGTTGTAAGTGTGGAGAAATAAAACCATTTTCCGAGTTCCACAAAAACAGTAGAAACAAAGATGGAAAATGTCCTCGGTGTAAAACTTGCATTCGAGGACAAAATTCAGCAAGAAATAAGTATATTTGGCAGAAGAAAAAGAGTGACCCGGACTTTGAAAGAAAGCGTAGAGACTATGTATTAAATTATAATTATGGAATATCCCTAGAGTTTTATGAAATCATGTTAAGAGATCAAAATGGAATATGTGCAATATGCGGAGCAAAAACAGCATACCCATATTTTATGAAACAAAAGAATTTTTTTGTTGACCACGACCACAAAACCGGAAAAGTGCGCGGTCTTTTATGTTACAACTGTAACAAACTTTTGGGAATGGTAAAAGACGATACGGAGTTGTTGGAAAAGCATATAAAGTATTTAATAGATACAAAAAGTTAATCCTTAGATTTCCCCCATGCTCCAACCTTTGCTTCTTCCTCTTTTTTTTGTTCTGGATTTTTCTGGCCTAAATGAGCAAACCGAATACTGCTCCATTTACGAATAGGTGCAATAGACAAACGGGCCCCGGTGGTCGCGGTTATCCGGTCGTCATGGGTATCCTTAGCGGGGAAGGTGTCCAATTCGCCAAAAAAATTATCCGTCCATTTTCCACGAACCACCCACCAATGTCCTTGCGCCGCCTCCGCGAACCAGTGGTTAGCCGCTTCTACTCTATCTCCATCCTTCTTGGGGTCGTGCGCTCTCACGGTAAACCCAAATGGCTTTAAGAAATTGGCAATAGCGGCCACTTGGTTCTTACCGCCCGAGGCGGGTTCCTGCTCGATATAGATGGGTACTTGTTGTCCATCTACCATGGCGGTATTTCTGATGTTTTCAAGAATTTGATCCCACAACCAATGTCCTCCGGTTTGATCTTCGATGCAAAAGTTTTCCTTCTTATCGTCATAGGAAACCAAACCACCTATTGTTTCGTCGGGGTCAGTACCAACTTTCTTCTCGGAAGCGGCGAGGTCATAATATCGAATCCGCCCTCTCCATTCGGGAGCCTTTTCTAAGATGTGCGATACTCCAGTAGTTGGATTGTGGGTAAACCATGTCCTATCACCAAGAGAACCTTCTTCGTTGGCTGCGATTCCCTCGATCTCGCGCTGTCTCAAATAACCAGACGGGAAGGATGATACCAGTGTAGCGTAAAAGATGGGGTCAAGGTTCTTGCGGTTCTCTTCCAGGGAAACGTGAAAAGACTCGATTAACTCGCGCCCCTGCATATCGGGGATGTCTTTCAGGAGGTCATAGACTTCTTGAGGAATCTCTTTCCGGTCGAATAAAGCGGCTATCCAAGAGTCTCTTCCGGCCGGAGTAGTGGTTAAGAACCGTTGGGTATTGGACCCAACGCGTACACCCGCGATAGCGTTCTTCCAGGCCAGTCCAGTTCTATCTCTACGGGCTTCGTCATACCATAACCAGTTTACGTTATGTCCACGGCCAGACTCGGGGTCACGAAGTCCACGACAATAAAGAACGGCTCCATTTATGAAAACGATTGAAAATGGTCTGGTTACATCCCAAGACTCTGACCTTCTGACTCTGTGTTTTGGAATTACCATCTGCCAGGGTATCCAGCTTCGGAGTTCTGGCCAGGTAGAAGTCTTGAAGTTCTCCAGGTCTGGATTGACGACTATCCCTGTTCTACCTTCACGAATCTTACGAAGCGCTTTCTGTGCGCCGGCAGAAGTTTTTCCAGATCCTCTACCCCCTTGCATGGCTACAAAAACTCCGGGTGCATTTATGAAACTTAACTGTTCCCCCGCCGGGTCATAGGGCTTTCCCGCTCCATTTCTGCGAAAGAAGCCATTCTCATCAATATTCCATTTATCTGACCAGGCTATGTTGGCTTTGTCTACTTTAGGTATATCGAGATTCCTTGCCCTCATCTCTGTAAGTAGGGCAAGTAACTGTCTCTTATCCTTATCACTCAGATCTGTTCGAATCGTCTTGTTCGCTTGCATTAATGGCCGTTGCCTCTATGGGTTCTTCACCCATGAAGTGCTTTAGTTTCTTTTCCAACTCCTCGTTGGTTGCGGTACTCAATTCTGCGAAGTAAGCTGCCCAACCAAGTAACTTATCCTGCAACTCTGCACCTTTTCCAATTGCCCGAATAGCATCGGCGGAGTTCTCAATGCCGTTCTTTTTTAGGTAATTCATCCCCATGTCTACGAGGTCTGCGCCAACGGTGGCCATCTTCTGAATAATGCCCTGGCGTTGTTTGATGATTTCCATATCCCCGGCTTGTTCGGCCTCTGCGTCTAACATATCGGCGTGGTCGTCCCAAGAATCTTCCTTATGCCACCACTGGAGAGTCGTAGTAGTTGGCGCTCTTCCGTCCTTGGATTGTTCTTTCAATAGCTTAACAATTTGTTTGAGTGGTGGTCTTTCCAGCTTATACCAAATAGCAAAGGCTTCCTGATGTATCTCTTGAGAGAAAGAAGAAGCTCTTGTTATATGCTTACGACTATCGGTCATCGAATTCCTATGGATGCCCCAAGGATAACCATGGCAAGTCCTAATACCGCCCACCAACTTACTGTCAATCCAATGATTACAAACCCTCCACCCAGGAGGGCAATGGAAATAACCCTAATCAAAATCTTCATAGTATCGCTCCACAACTTGCACAGGTTTCATCCTCAGAATCGTTCTTTCTCCCGCAATAAGTACATTTCACTTTATTTTGGTCGCGATATGTGTTGGCACTGGATGCCCAATCATTGTATATGGAAATGTCGGACACCTTTAAGTCCATGAAATCAGAAATACCGGGATAGTCATAATTAGAGCCAGATGGGGATAGAATTTGATAATATTCATCTATCCCAAACACCTTTCTTGCTCTATCTTTGCTCATATAACCACATTCAACAGATTTTAGATATTCACTAATACCCATTTTTATCCTCACTTTCTATTACTCTCCAAGTTTTTCGTCAATCAAGCGCCACTCATCCGATGCTTCCAACATTTGAATGATGTCCCAAACCTCGCGCTCAGAATTTCTCTGTTCTTCGAGGAAGAACTGTAAGAACTGAGTAACAAGGAACTCGCCCTCATCGTGCGCGGTCTTATATATTTCTTCAATGGCGGCGGTAGTCTTTTGTTCGGCGGCGTAGGCGGAATAGAAATAATCCGTCAGCCTTCCATTTACCATTTCGATCTTCCGAATTGTATCGTAAATTGGGGTAATGTTCCGATCAACCAAGACTCCACAGAATTTATCTGCGTGAGTCAATTCATCATCACTAGACTTACGCATGAACTTGGCAGACCCGCCCCAGCCCATATTATCAAGTTCATCCGCCATCTGTCTGTAAACGGCCGAATTGGTTCGTTCCAGTGTAACTTCGTTCTGTAGCATCTGTTCAACAAGGACAAACATAGTAGCCTCCAAGTTCAATTATACACGCTTACCATCCCCAAAAGTAAGATAAGACTTTTTTGTAATTACCCGATATGCCAACGCGTCCATGCCAAACCAGAATAAGAACTTGGCTAGGCGATGATATTTGGATGGTATATTAACCCAAATACATACTGGAATTGTAATGCCATCCCAGTTTTCTTGTAGGTATTTGTCAACGGGGTTTGTCTGCACATTTTACCTGTAACTAAAGGCTGGAATTACTCCGCCGCCCCGTCTATTAAACGCGTGGTTTTTGTGAATAAGTTTATGATGATATGGGCAGACATATACCACATCTCCCTCCCTCTCTTCTCCAAGGCTCCGATAATGTAGGTGATGGGCATTCAAGTGTCTCCCATGCTTACCACATCCTTTTACTGCACATAGCCAATTAGCATCTTGACCCACTACGTTTCTAACCCTCTTCCAGTGGTCGCTCTGCAAGTAATCTTGATATTCATCGTGCCTATCTATCCTTGGCTTAAATACCCAGTCCATTATCAAGAGAGTAATAATTGCCGCCAATGGATCATATCTTTTGTATCTTATCATTTCGGCACTTTAGGCAACTTTGCCCAATGACTTATCTCTATCATAGGATATTCATTCCTCTCCCATATCCCCACCCATGTACTTACGGATACATACTTCCTACTCCTGTCTTTTTTAGAAGCATAACAGACAAGATACTCCCCATTCTCTTTAGGACTTCGACTTATCGGATTCCATTTGGTCATATCCTTCTCCTTTGTTATTGAGACGGGGCGGGGCTTGAGTACCCGCTATTAATCTTTGCCGGTAGATTCCTAATAGGTGGACGACTGAGGTCTAATTGTCGTCTTGTTTTGAGACCTTCTACACCTATCGCGTGTCCTTCCACGCCGCCCGTCTCGTTCTCTATTATACCCCAATTTGTTCGCATAGCAGGGGGATTTTGTGGAATTCGAGAACCGTAATTTCTGAGCACGGTGCTGTGTTTCATCCGCCGCCAGCGTTGCCCAATTCTGGCTTGGGTTGTGTGTGCTGGATGCTGGATGGTGGATGGTGGATGGATGTAGCCAGGTCCTATGATATGCGCCCATGATGGATCGCTGGGTTATACGCTCTACTTACCGGGTATTCATAATTCATATTCGGAATATTGAATGTGACGTATGTCGTAATAATCCAGTCAAATGTGACTATGTGCTCCCGGTCAAAAAGTCGTATCGTTAAAGGGTAGGAGGCAATAAATAAAGAGCTTCTTACACCGAAGCGGGCAAGGGGGGCAACGGGCAACGGAGAAACCGGGGAGGCTGGGTAGGAGGATGACCAACCACCGGGGCAACCGTCCAGGCGCTAGGCAACGACACGACCAACTGGATAACGTATTACTCCCGGTTGGCGGGGCTGTGTACGGCTATAGTACGTGTATAGGCAGGGTAGGGCATGGGTGTGATGAGCGCCCTAGGGAGGTCCGATACTTGGATGGGTACACGTCTAGCATGAACAGCTATTGAACTCGAAACCCAGAGTGACGGAAGATCACCCTCTGGGTAGTATGGTAGTGGCCATACCTGATGAGAGTAGAGAGAGGTACAACAATGATAAAGCTGGAGATTACTACCAAATGGCATCACGACGTTATCCAGGAAACATGCAAGACAATGGCGTCGTCCATTAGAGCGGCTACATCCGCCCATCCAATTGGATTACATATCACGCTTGACAGGGGTACTGACAAAGAGCGAGGGTATTGTCAAGTGACAAGCATCAAGGTACTGTAAAGTAAGGGGAGGCTTGACGGCCTCCCCTCCAAACCAGACAGCACTACAATTCGGTAGTACTGTGTGTTATGGAGGCAGTAAAGATGGAAGCAACGATTGAGTTTAGATCCCTTGGTGGTAAGTATAAACGAAAGATTATTGTCAAGCAATCCCACATTAATAACGGGTATGCTATTGACACCACGATAAAGACAGGGGCATGGTATACACTTCGCCACCTAGAAGGCTTTCATACATTATCGGAAGCGCTTCTAAGTGCAGCGGAAACCGTCAAGGAATTACAATCATAGCATCCCGGAGGCGGCTGATACCGCCTCTCTGATAGACTGGCAAGCGCAACGCGAGTAGAGCATAAGTCTACCATGTAGCCGCTCAATACCTCCCATAAGCCGCTTACCAGTCTATCAGACCCCATAACGCGGTTGTGGGGCAAGTAGAATGAGAGGATACCAATGAACAAAAACCTAGTCGGTAAAGTATACAAGTTGGCGAATGGCAATAAATGGGGCGAGGTTATAAGCCAGGTTGACTTGACTGCCGAAGTCAAGGTCCGTCTATCAGACGGGGCCGTTACAACTTTCGGTTATTACGAGGTTGTATCATGGATCAAGGACGGGGTATTAATCGAGGTAACCCAATGACCACACACCAGATAGTAACCACAGCCAAGATATACCGCAAGCTGGAACGCGAGTACAGACTAGCCGGAGATCAGGTTAATGCGGATAAAGCCGCGGCTATGTACCGCAAGCTACAACGAGAACTTAAGCAGCGGCTAAACGAGGACTAAGGCTTATTGATAACGATTATCAATAACGTTCATATTCTGAATTCTGATAGGAGGCGCGATATGCGCGGGATACACAAAGCCCGCTAAAATCTAATCTGTAGAATGGGGAGGCGTGGACCTCCCCCCTCTTATAGAGCACACTACAATTCGGTAATGTGCTCTAATCGGAGGCTAAAATGTACACTGTCTTTACTCGCAATTGGTGGAAGTCTAACTCAGCATGGCCCGGAGGACGTGAGCCGGGAGCGGGGCGGAAGTATACGCTATACCGCAATCTCCGCACAGAAGAAGAAGCGCGGCGGATATGCAAGCAATACAACGCAACACACAAACCAGGTAAGTTAAGCCATAAAGCAGAATACGACGAACAGTAAATGACGGCCTATAACTACGGATATTGTCCGGGCATCCGTCGCCAGTAAGATGATTTTACTGGCGGTTAATGCCCTAGCAATTCACCAGGACAAGAGGATAAAGATAATGAATACATTTGATTGTTTCATGGCAGGGTATCACGGGAGAACGTCAGAAGAGCCGCCCTATGCCTCTTCGATTAATGGCATGGCATATCAAGCGGGAAAGTGGTGTAGGGAATATAAAGTAGTGGCGCAAGAGATTAAACCATCCCGCGGCTATAAGATGATTGTCAACCGGACCTATGTACTTGACTTCAAACGGGATTCTTACAGCCCGGATGTAACCAGAGTACATTAACAGCACTTGAGGAGGTGCTATTATGACAAACAAAGAGAGGCTAGTCGAATTCATGCGCACACAAGAGATTCGCAGATCACAAACTCAGATCATGCGCAATCTGGCAGAGATTGACAAGATGATTAATAAAACATTCCCAAAGGTGAAAAAATGACCCGTCAAGATATGCACAAACTTTTGACCCCAGACCATGAACGGCCCGCGCGGTTTGTCCGTCAAGATATACCGCTCTTTCCATCCTTCCCACAGCGCGGAGCAATAGAGACAACGCAGTATCACGGAAAAACAACTCAAGTCACTGGTGGATTACATCAACAAAATCACCAACAGCCCGGCGGAATATTCGGATCAGGATACTGGGAAATTCCGCTCCCACGTGGGGCATTATTGCCTGGACTGGGCATACAGCGGCGTCAACCTTCAGCGCGTTTGCAACGAGAGCGGCGGAGTATCGCAGCCCCTTGGCAGCGGCTTCTGCACAAAGCGCGAACTGTATGAGAAAATGCACGCTTTCATCCGGGGTATCGAGGAAGGAAAGGCGATCAAATGATTAAGCCTGAAATACACCTGTACAAAGTCCCGCGTCAATCCATCGGCTTTTATCACACCTGGAAGCACTACTGGCGGCATATCCTCAGCCTGTACTTTTATCTCGGTAAAGGCTGGAAGCTGGATATAACCATCATGGAAGCGTAACCGCGAAAGGAAAATATGTTAACTAAAACTTTGAAATTTGACGTTGCAACCCTCGACACTCTCAAAGCTATGCAATGGGAGAATGACGGGAAACTAGGCAAGATTACCGCCCAGCTTGACCGCCCCGCCTATGTCGCAATAAACAAAGCACTTGAGGCAATGGGCGGCAAGTGGAACCGCGGCGCAGGCGGCCATGTATTCCCAACAGATCCCCGCCCACAAGTTGAAGGACTGCTCGATTCTGGTAGCCTGACGGTAGACCGGGATGGTTTTTTTGAGACCCCGGAAGAACTGGCGCAGCTTATGGTACAGCGCGCAGATATTCAGCCCGGAGATTTTGTACTTGAACCCTCTGCCGGACTCGGTGCAATTGCGCGGCACTTCCCATTTTTTGAGAATGTTTACATGGTGGAGAAGAACCATCAGCGCATTTGTGAATTAAGAAAAACGTTTCCGCTTGCGAAGGTATGGGAGGGCGATTTTATCACGCTGCCCCTAACCCCCGGATACAACAAGATCATAATGAATCCCCCCTTCGAGGACGGGCAAGACATGGCACACGTAAGAATGGCCTATACATTACTGAACCCAGGCGGGCGGATAGTGGCGATTATGTCCCCTCACGCTTTCTTCGCAAATGACAAAAAGTCTGTAGCCTTCCGGGAATGGTTCACGGGAACCACGGAGGACTTGCCCGCGGGAACCTTCAAGGCAAGTGGTACAAATGTCATCGCCAAACTTGTTGTAATCGACAAGCCGTAAAGTCCGTGTTGTATCGTAACCTAAAATGAAAAGATAAAACTATGTGTACCAAAGAATGTCAACCACGCTGGACAAAAGGCAGAGGATCATTTATTGGATGGTATCTGAAAATATGCCGCAAGCATCAGATAATACACGCCATGAAGAAAGGATGAAATGACAAATAACCCAAACATTATCAGCATGAAGCAATGGGTTGAAGCCATGGCAGCATTGAAGCGCGAGGAACCGACATTACTACGCGGCTTCAATGCCCTGCACCCACTGACCCCGGCGCAGTCCTTTGAGTACACCGGGGAGCGTGTCAGCAATAAAACCAGGCATGTTTTATCTTACATCACCGCCTTGGACGCAGACGGAAAGCCGATAGACGCGTTTACAATCAACCGCGCAAAGTACTATATTTCGATTGGGAATATCCAAGGCTTTATTTCGCAATCCAGTGACCCAGTAACAGCGCGCAAGATCAACCGGCCAGAGGGCGAACCATGCCCAGACTCAAGCTCCTATCTTTGGAGTAATCACTCTCAATGCTATGTTCTGAAAGGAGAATAATATGTGTGAATTTATCAGTTTCAAAATCGAGAAATCCCCGGAAGGATTGAAAATCATCACCGCCCCTGATCTGGAAAACCATGACAAAATTCCCGGCAACGGCCATGAAGGCGAATGGGGCAAATATGGCACCCTTGACATACGCATCCCCCTAGAAACATCCGATAATGTGAAAGCGGAATTGGAGGCGTTTGTCAAAAAGACCTATAAGACGCGCCAAAAGATGATTGACAAGTTAATTGTTCAGTACCTTGCGTCTGGAATCCTGCCAGACCATTTTTACGAACATTCAAAGCTGAACAACCGAAAGTTGCGCCTGTTCGCTTGTGACTGCGCAGAGCGGGTATTGCCCATTTTCGAGAAGGCATATCCAAACGACAGTCGCCCGCGCGTATCCATTGAAACTGCACGAAAGTTTGCCAATGGACGGACAACCAGAGAGGAAATGGCTGCGGCTCGGGATGCGGCTAAAAAATGGCAGGCAGAACGACTGCTTCAATATATCAAAGGAGAATAATAAAATGTACGAATCATTTTTAATCAACCCAAAGACAAACGAAGTCAGGACCGTAGGCACTCCGCACGAAGAACACGAACTAAAAGCGCAGGGGTGGCAGCCCATCCCCGAAGGCGTGTACTCCCAGCTCCTGGACTTCAACAAGATCAAACAACTGAAGGAGCAGAACACAAAGACCATCGCGGTACTTAAAGAAGCGCGGCGGGAACTTAACTTCTTTGACAAGAACTGTCTTATCAAGTCCCGCGCAGGTGGCGGTTATGTTGAGATTGACCCTTCCCTAATCGACTCTCTCGATTATGCAATCAAAGAAAACGAGGATAAATGATACCCGTAAACTTCTTTTCCCCCGAGTACAAACTTCCCATAAAACAATCTCTTGAAACCGACCTACGCGACGAGATTGACACACTGAAGGAGCAGAACGCGCGGCTTGTCAGCGCGTTGAAAAGTCTCATTGACGCAACCGTACAAATTCCGGTTGACCGACGCGCAAAATGGGCATCCGAAACCAGCGAGAACGCACGCTTGTCTATTGACATGGCTCAAGACGCAATCAAAGAAAGCGAGGCGCAGAAATGACCATACAGACAGAAATCAAAGCAACTGGATACCTGACCATCAAAGGCATCGCGGCCCGGATCGTTGACCTGGAGGGCGCAGTCTCAGACCTGCTCACACTGGCAGACAACCTCGCAGGCGCGTCCGCGCAGATGTATGA